GGTCTGCGCCGTGTGCGCCTCCCCGTCCCCAGTCCTTCAGGACCGAGCTGGTCGGTGGAGTGCAAGGGAACGACCGGCTCGCTGGTGGCACCGGCAGTGACACCATCAACGCTCCTTCAGGTGTGACACGAGACTTAGGGGGTGCGGCGAGTGCTGTTCCCGGTGTCACCGTCAGCACCACGCCGGCGACCAAGACCGAACCCGCCACCGTCACCAAGGTCGACCCCCAGACAGGGGGACTACGTACGTATGTCCTGGCGGGACGCGATCCCGGCATCGTCGACCGGCTCAACCCGCAGTTCTCGACCGGCCTTCAGAAGCTGATCGAGAGCGCACCGCCGGAGATCCGCGACAAAATCCGTGTCAGGTCGGCGTTCCGGACGGCCCAGGAGCAGGCCGATCTCTACGCGGCAGGGCTCAAGAAATACGGCTCGGAGGCCGCGACGCGGAAGTTCGTGGCCCCGCCGGGCCATTCCCGCCACGAAGGTGGGCAAGCCGTCGATCTCGACTATGGGGCTCCCAGAGGCTCGCCTGAATACGAGGCGCGCAAGAACTGGGTGCACCAGAACGCGGCCAACTACGGGCTGCACTTTCCGATGGGGCACGAGCCCTGGCATGTCGAGCCCGTGGGCTCACGCGGCGGCCGCGACGCCAGCGCCAAGGTACTTCCCCAGGAGGCTGGAGGGCCGGCGCCTGGCGCCCCCATGCCCGAGCCTCGTGTCACGGAGATGCCGCCAGCGGCCAGTGCTGCGCCCGACGTGAACGTCACCACGCCGATGTCCGAAGCCGACCTGGCTGGAGCTGACACCGGCGGCGGCGGGCTCGGCGGGCTCCTGGGAGGTCTGGCGAAAGGTCTCGGCGGAGGAAGTTCTTCGGGCAATCTCAACGTCGAGCGGACCATCTCGCCGGGGATGGGCCAGGGCTACGACGACAAGCTGGGCGCCCTGTCGAAAGCCGCGCTCGGGGCGCAGCCACTCTTCGGAAATGTCGGCGATCTTGCCAAGACCCGCGCTATGCAGAAGATGTTCGACATGCAGGGCTTGGGTGAGATCGGTCAGCCGCAGTTGGCGGCCCGGCGCAAATTAGGCTTCGGTCTTTAGAGGAGAGAGCTAGTGCCGTCCAAAACGCCTAAGCAGCACCGTGCGATGGAAGCTGCCGCGAAGGGCAGAAGCACGCTTAGCATCCCTAAGTCGGTCGGTAAGGAATTTGTCGCCGCTGACAAGGCTAAGGCCCAGCCCAAGCCGAAGCCGAAAGGGCGAAAATAGCCACAACCAGCAGGTTGGCGGCGAGCCACACGCCGATCATGCCCCAGACCGATAGCCCGGCTTCAAGCGAGACCACGGTAATAATGGCACCGACAAAGGCGCAGATTGCCAGCAGAACAATGATCATCATCGGCCCGCGTTCAGGTCCATGACCTTAGCGCGTAGCCGCAAATAGTCGATCAGTGCGTTGACGGCTTCGAAGGCCATCGACCCGGCCTGATGCTCCCGACACAGCTTCTCGATCTGCGCCGCGAGATCGCGAAGATCCTGGGCCTCGGTCACAAAACGTCGTTCGTTCCGGAAAGGCTGGTCGGCTGGGCATAGACCATGCGGGTCTTGCCGGCGACGTTGATCGGCCGCAACATCTTGGCGAACCTCTGAACTTCGTTTTCGGCGATCACCGAATAGCGCCCAAACTTACGGATCTTGATCCTCCCCGCCAGGATGTGCGTGTACAGCGTCTGGCGCGACATCTTCAGCTTCGCAGCCGTGTCAGCCAGGGTGTAATACTGCATCACACCTTCTTCGGTCTTAGGCGCCTTGGGCACCAGTCTCTGCTTGGCTTCATGAGCGTGGGTGGTCATACGTCGGTATCCTTTGTCGGGTGTAGCTTGACTACTTTGTCATCTTCGTCCGCAATGTCAAGAGGGAACTTGCTCCCTCCATAGAGTTCGACCAGTTGGTCCGGGCTCAGCCAGGTATGGTCGCGGCCCTTGGCATCGCAGGGCGCCAGCAGCCAGAGCCGTTTCGTGCTGCCTCTGGCCCAGATCGAGGCGGCGCCCCGAGGGTTCTTCGGATCAGGCTTGACCGGGCGGGCGCCTGCGTTCCAAAGCGCGCTGGCAAGCTTGGTGCTACTGATGAACCTGAGACCTGAATGCCCCAGGATGCTGTCTTTGACCTCGCTGGCGGTCGCTACCAGGGAGGCGCCCTTGACCCCTTGCGCGACGGTGAGCTGCAACTCGGCGATAAACTCCTCGACGGCAGTATCGAGCGAAGGCTGGTTGGCCCTGATCAGCAGTCTTTTAGCTGGGCTATCCGGCGCCGGGCCTTCGATCAGCCGGATGTCGGCCTCGGTCAACGGGTAGGTAGCGAGGAAGCTGGCGATCAGATCCTTGTTGGCGTCGAGATAGGGGATCAACTGGTTATAATATTCTGGTGATTGTCGCGGCGTATCCATGTTGTTGACGACGTGTAGTCGGCGATCTCCCGGCTCCAGGTAGAGCGGATCACGGTAATTGGAGAGAAAAATCCACGCACCCAAGTTAGGGATAGGATACGGCTTCTGACCTTTATTGTTGATCTTAATCTCGTCCGGCGGCCGAGCCAGATACTCTTTCAGCCGGTTATAGACATCTTCTGAAGATTGGCCTCGGGCTGAAGTCTGTTGATGCGTCTCTGACACGATCATCAGTTTGTGTTCAAGATAGTCTGTGAACTGACCGTTCAAATGATCGACTGTCACTGAAGTATGGTTACGGTCGCCGACCGCCCAGCGCAGCATCTTGAGCAGCCAGTCCTTGCCGAGGCCCTGTACGGCCGAAATCAACCAAGCCCAATTCGGCTTGCGATCCGGAAACTGGACAACATAAGCACTCCAGATGATGAAAAGCCGAACGTTGAAATCGGTGCCCAGAACCAGCTTGCAGTGGGCCAGAAAGGGCAGCACGTCGAAATCGGTGACATCAGGATGGGTGGTCTTAAATCCGAGCTGCCACGTGTTAGCCAGCACACGCCCATCGGGGGTGCGGATCAGGCTCTCTTTTCCGGGATGATAGGTCAGGTTATGCGCGAAGACCCGGCGCTGCGGATCGTCGAAATAAATGTAGGCCGGGGTGATGTTCCGGGCCTTGGAGGCGATTCCGGCTTCAGCCTTGAGACGGGGAAGAACCGGCTGATACTGCTTGTCGAAACTGCTATCCGCCCACAGCACGCGGTCTGACCGGCGAAAAAACTGCTTTTGCGCCGGAAGATAGGCCCAATCGGCAAACATCCCCGGCAACAGGGGTTCGCCTGTGATAGCCGCCGCAGTGGCGTCGACCTCAGTCTCGTCGAGCGGGGCCGTGTCATAGGCGGTGACAGCCAGTTGGCCGGGTGCCCGGGCCTGGGCTTCCTTGCGCAGCCACCAGAGCCCCAAGGGGCCGTGAGGAGATGCCGGCAGGTTCTCGTTCCATTTTTGCGCCGGGTAGCTCTCGCCCATGGTCTGGACGACCTGGTTCGACCAAGCTGTCCAGAGATCCTGGCCCCAGGCGGCACCCCCGCTGGCGTTGATGAGCGCCAGGCCCATGTGCAGCCAGGCGTCGTAGTCGGCGAAGGCGTGGTCGTTAGGGATCAGGCTCAAAAACCGTGTCACGTCCTCCTGAGAGCCGACGATCTGGCCGGCATCGCCGGTGGGGCGGGTATGACTGACCGCGCCTCCAACGCTTCCATGAAGCCGGCGGACGCCGTACTTGGCGGACAGTTCCAGCTCGATCTCGATCAGCACTTTGCGCAGCGCGTCGAGGGTGATCTCGGGAAAGTCTCCGGGAGTGCGAAGCGTGTTGGCCCAGGCATAGGGCGATCCGGTGTCACGGTGCTGGCCCCAGGCCACGAACTGACGGTTCTCGCCGAGGATCTCCAGCTTGAAGATCGCCCCCATCGGGTCCTGGAACCGGAGCACGGTCCCACGAGGCATCTGATCGAGGCGGAACGCCACTCCGGCGCGGGCATGATTTGGGTTGTCAACCCCTCGGATGGGGATGTCCTTGCCGAAGTGCCGTCGGAATAGCTCAATGGCATCAGCGAGATATACGGGGTCGTCGAAATCCAGATCGACAAAGACCAGGTTCCAGGCCCGGCCACAAGCGAGCCCTACATTGGCTCCAGCCTGATCCCACTCCCGCGCCGTGGCCTGATCCCGGCAGGCGTGGTGCTGGACCCCGACCGGAACCCAATCCCGCGTGGAGGGCCGGTAGCGGGCCGGGACCTTGCCCATGCTTCTGGGGTCGAGAGTTGGCGCCGGTCGCCCTCCCGGCGGGGCGACGGAAATCATGTACGGTCCGAAACCGGCGGCTTGAGCGGCTTGGGCAATGGTTGACATGCAATACGTCCGTTGTTAGATCTTGTCTTGCGTTACTTTCGTCTGGGGGTGTCGGTTGTCCGTTCCGGCACCCCCGATTTTTTACGCCTTGCCGTAGCGCTTCGCGACGTAGCCCTCGCCATCGAGGGGGAGCCCCGTGGCCCATTTAGGGCCGGTTCTAACCACCTTCAGAACCTCGCTTAAAACCGCCTTGGCCTGGGTCTCTTCGACTTCCAGCACCGCTTCGTCGTGGATCGACGCCACGAGTGCGTCGGGCCAGAGCCGGTCGATCTCGACCATCAGGTGAGCCATCAGATCGCGAGCCACCGCCTGAGTGGCATTTTCCACCAATTTCCCGCCGTAAGTTCTGATATCCGTCCAGGCGCGGGTGAGCTGGTGAACGCCGCTATACGTGATGCCGTCTTCGATCCGAGCGTCCCGGTAGACCAAATGCCGCCCACTCGGGAGCTTCATCAAGAGCGTCCCCGCCATCGGACCGTCGCTCTTCGCCATCCGAAAACCAAGCGCGCCGACCCTGTAGTACCGGTGCTGCACGTTGTCGGTAATGACTTGGCGGGCACCCTCTTCGCAGTCGTACCAGAAGTTGACGATCCGGCGGTTGGCTTTGCGCCACGTGGTGACAACCCCTTGGGCATCGCCGAGGTCTAAATTGATGCCATAGGTCTTAGCGGTGGCCGTAAACTTGTCAGCACCCATGCCAAAGCCCAGAGCGAGGGTCACGATCTTTCCAAGTTGCCGGGACGAAGAGCCGATCTTGTGCGCAGCATAAGTATAGACATCCTGGTTGCGTCGGAAGACATCAAGAACGTCTTGCTGGTCGGCGAGCCAAGCCACGACGCGGGCTTCCACCTGACTAAAGTCCACTGACACGAGAGACTTGCCGGTGTCAGCGACAAAGCACGGTCTTAGAAGCGTGCTGATAGTGCTGAGTACGCTTCCATATTTGAACTTTAGGGTGTCCGCGTCGTCGTGCTCGTCCAGCACGCTCTGGAGCGCGCCCCGGACCGGGAAGCCTTTGGGGGTCCTGGGATAGTTCTGGATCTGGATCAGCCGTCCAGCCCAGCGGCCAGTGCGGGCGGCGCCATAATACTGCATGGCGCCCCTGACACGGCCATCGCGGGAGGCGGCGGTCTTCATGGTTTTGAGCTTGGCGGTCGAAGTCTTGGCCGCTTCCTGCCGGATGAGGAGCGCCGTCGCGGCGTCGCCATCCAGGTTGGGGGTCTCCAGGAGCGCCCCTAGATGCCCCTTGGCGAGGCTCTCGACTTGGACGTTTTTGGAGAGGAGCCACTGTGTCAGGACGCCCACCATGCGGGTGCTGGCGGCACCCCCCGTGGCGTCGCGCATGTCCTGATCCAGGCGGAGGGTCTCTTCCCGGGTCAGCTTGTCGAGGGCCTCCACGAGGCTAAGATCAACCTTGATGCCCCGGGCGTTCATGCGATGATCGACGAGCCAGATGGCCTTTTCCTGTTCCGGCAACGGCGGCATGGCGTTGAAAGCCAGACGCTCGACCTCGATGTCGCGCTGGCAATAGCGCGCCAGGATGTCATACCGGATGGCGTCCTGCTCATGCCACCAGACTGGCTGGCCGTCTGGCGTGAAATGGCGCGGTCTCGCCATCCGAAGCATGAGGCCATGACCTACCTGGTCTTTCGTCTGTGGCAGGCGAAGCGCCTGCGCGGCCTGTTCGAGCGCAAGCGGCAACCCCCAGTACGCAGCCGCCGCCATGGTGCAATGGACTTGGCCCGGTGCCAGCGGGGGCACCAGGGAGGCAGCGTCCTCACGCCGGAGGACGAGGTTCCAGACGGCTAATTCGAAGTTCGCGTTCCAGGCGTGGACCTCGCCGCCCTCTTGGACATGATCGAGGATACGCCGGGGGAAAGGCTGTCCCGGAGCCCAGATGCGGGGTTTCTCGTCGTCGAAGGCGTAGCCCAGCATGACAACTTCGGTACCAGGATGCTCGGCATAGGCGTGGGCGCCGGTCCGGCTCAGATTGACCGTCGAGCACGTCTCGAAATCAAGATGCAATCGACGTGGCATCATCCACCTCGTTCCCCCAGGCGTCCCAGCCCGCACGGGGCTTACCACGACAATTCAATTCGATTTTTGGGACGTTCGGATAGTACTCTTCGATCATCTCGATGGCGGCTTCCGGTTTCTCCGAGTGCCTAAGTTCCTCGTCATCTTCTTCAGTAAATACCGAGTTCCATTGTGTACCCGGAGCGGGGGCCACAACGTTACCGCGCGTGCCAACTAACAGCAGCTCATGCGCGTTGCGAAACCAATAGCCAGTACCGACTGTCCGTTTCATCCACACGGCATGAGTCTTATAGTCAAAACCCCAAGCGCTCATCACCACCAGCGCTTGCGGCAGCATCGGCGCTGTCGCCCAGAGAAACAACACGCAATCCTTGGCCGCGATGCTCTCGACCGGACGCTCTGCGATCACTTCCGTGATCGAAGTCGGATAATGATTGTCGGCGGCGCGACCCAGGCCGGTTTCCCGTGACCACGGCTCGAAACGCCACTCGGGATCGGCGAGGATAACACCGTATTTTTTGGTGGGAAGTGCAACGATTTTGTCCGCGAGTTCCTGCTCGCGTTCTCCACGAGAGTGCTGTTTGAGCGCCGTCTTGGCGCTGACCTTTTCGCCTGCCTTAGCTTGAGCGATCAGCGCGTCGCGCTTGGCGTCGGGTAGCTTGATCAGAGCATCAAGCTCCTCGCCTTTATCGAGAGACGTGTGGGCGAGCGTCGCGACATTCGGAATGGTTTTCCCACGCGAAGCTTCCCGCGCAAGTGTCCTGCGCCCACGTCCGGATGCTTGCGCTGTTTGGTCGATAAAGGCCGGAGCTTTCAAAGTGCCAACTTGGCACTTTGATCTGCGATTACCACCGCGCTTCGTTTGTGGATGAAGGCGCTCATAAATTTCTTTACGAGCATCGACATGCGCCGCGATCTCAGCCGGTGAAAGGTCGGCCCGGATCAGGTTCTCGTCGATCTCCACCAGCGCCGCTTGATCGGCATCGAGCCCTTCAAGAATGGTGGCTCGGATCGAGTCCCATTTGAGTTTTTTAGCGGCTTCGAAACGGTGCGCCCCGGCCAGCAGCCAGTAGCCGGTGCCGGGCTTCGGTTGCAGCACGATGGGCTGATACAGCTTTCCGGCTTGCATCGATTCCATGAGGCTCTTGACGGTCTCGGGTCGGAGCGCCCGTAGGCGCTCCTTTATCGAGATCCCGCCAAGACCGATGTCTTTAGTCTTAGGCGATGGTCGGGTAGTCATCGGTGCCCCCATTCCACTTCAGGTCTTTGGCGACGACGAGTCGACCGTCACGGTAGGCGTTCCAGGTCTGAACCAAGAGCGCGTTGATCCACACGTCGTTGAGGCGACCGAAGTTGTCCTTGCGTGTTTTGTTTAGAAACGCGACCAGCTTTTTAGCGCCATGCGCGTTCTTATCGAAGTCGGCTGCCAGCCGCTTGGCGGTGTCAGGGTGCTTGCTCTCGAACAGATAGAAGTGCGCCGCGAGGGCGCCTCTCGGCACTGCTTTCGAGGCTTTCTTGGCCCGTTCGATGGCCTCGTTTAGAAAGTCCTCGTCGAGATTGTTACGGTAGAAATCCATCATCTCCTGGTTCGAGTAGCTCGTCCGGTCCTGCACCTTGTTGTACTCGTAGAGCATCAGCCAGCGCACTGCCGGTGATACGATCTGTGGGTCTTTGATTCCGGCGGTGTAGAAGGTGTCACCGGCACTGCGGACAACGCCGGAGTTGATGGTGACGAACGCCTGATCGTCGATCCCGAAGCGGACATCAGTGCGGAACGGTTTACCCGCCCGCACGCAACCAGCCAGCCGGTTCTGGCCGTCAAGAAGGTTGGTGGAGACGCCGAAGATGAGAGGCTCTCCGGTCAGCACCCACTCGCCTTTGTCGATGGCGTCCGAGTAGCGCCGGATCCGCGCCGGCTTGCGCTTGCGGTTGCCGTACTTGCCGTGCTTTTCCAGGATGTAGGCCGACAGTTCTGGCGTGATGGTGACAGTACGGCTGTTCCCAGGCGGGTTGACGAGCCAATACTCGAAGACCTCTACCTGCTTATCCACCGGCGCGTTTGGATCAATAAAGCGTCTTGCCGACGGCAGCAGTGGAGGAAGGTCAGCCGCCGGTGCCGGTTCGACATCGGTGAACTTCTTCTTGGTGGCGATCTCGGCGATACGTCCACCGTTGACACCGTAACGTGCAGCGATGTCGTGCTGGTGATCGCCTCTAAGCAGCATTCCTTTGATGATAGCGACTTGGTCAATGGTCAACGACATCTCGTTGATCCTTCTGTTGTCCCGTCATCCGACCCAGACGGGCTTGGGTAAGACGGTGTCAGGCTGACACCGTGATTCTTGTTAGTGACTGGACGATTGCGGGTGGCGCTTCTTCTCTTCTTCGAGGACAGAACGAGCCAGATCCACATGCAACTGCTGGCGGGCCACGACCTGAAAGACCAAGTCTGTCAGGGCCATGAGGCGCTCTACGTAGGGCACATCCCTGTGCCCATGCAGGGTGTCTCTCAAAGCGGTCAGCTCATGGAGCAACCCGGTCAGCATGAGGTCCGGGCGCTGCTCTGGCATCCGAGGCGCCTCCGAGTATTTTTTCCACTGATCGTCCAGAGACGGCTTTGGTGTCACGTTGGGGGCTCTCCGGTTCGGCATCGGCGAACTCGGCCGCGAAGCTGAGATAGCTGACGCCGTCGACGTAATGATCGACGTTCTTCGGACTCTGGGCGATGCGGGCCAGCTTCATGGCGTGAAAGATCACTGCCAGCTCGTAGGGCGTGACCGGCTTGTCCAGCATCGCTCCGGCGATGACCGCCGCTCGCTCAAAACATTGGGCGGGAGACCCATAGGTCTCCCGACGTTTGGTGATGACTTGAGCCGAAGTTCGGAGGATGTCCCCGTGATCCATGGGTTTAGAACCTTTCATCGACGCCGAACGCCCCCTCAAGTTCGGGCTCGTCTATGACACCAAAGCTTTCGGCAGCACTCTTTCTGCCGTCGATGCGAGGCATATCCGATTTAACGATCTGAACATTCTCAAGCATCAAGCTGACACCCCGGTTGCCGGAGGTCTCATAGGCAAAGGGCCTCACGAATGCTCGTGCCAGTTGCCCGGCCCAGATCTCGGCCTTGGTCAAAATCTCGTTTCTGTTCCGGTCTACAAGTCCCGGCTGGGTCTTGGTCCAGGCGTTGATGAAGACGCTGCCCGCGTTGAAGCCGTTGACGCCCTCTTTTTCTTCACACTTGCGGATCGGAAAGCGCAGGTTCTTCTGGTTCTTCTTGTCCGGCCACCGTTCATCTGCGGCAGCGATGATCGCATCTTGAAGGGCTTTGAACTCGGGCTTCTTCTGCGCGGCTTCGTCGAAGATCAGAATCGTCGAAAACCTGGGCTCCTGACCGGTGCCAGGAACGGACCGTGGCTCGAAGAGGTTCGGGAAAGCCAAGATCCCGTAAGGGGTTATAGTGCTTTTGGGCATGTTCAGTCTCCACAGTCTGAGGTTGCGATTAGTGGGAAGTTGGTCCCCGGCGATGACAGCACCGCCGGAGCCGGATGTGAGCTTGGCACTAAACTGACCCCGGTGACAGGGGTTTCGACCAGCGGATTGACGATCTTCGGATCGAGACGGCGCTGTTTAAGAAGCTTCTCGACCTGTGCCGGAGACCGGAGTTCCGGCTCCGTCATGATCTCGGCCTGTGAGAGCCCGAGCTTTGAGAAGATCGAGGCGGCCGCGGAGGTGTCGACCCACTTCCGATAGCCCTTCTTGGTGACGTGTTTCCAGCCCGTGACTGTTCGCCCTCGGGCGAGGCGAGCCGAAGTCTCGGCTCTGACTGCGTTGATCCATGTGCTTAGAAGCTCCCCTCGACTTAACGCCTCCCCCAGTTCGTCATCAGACAAATCAGACGGCGGCGTCAGACGAGAACTAACAACGTCTATAGGGGTTGTCAAGTCCTCGGGGAAGGCGTTCCTGGCGGTCTGCATCGCCTGGGCACGAAGCTCGGGGCAGACTGGCGCCCCGACACAGAACCGGCAGTGGGAGCCCGTCTTGAAGGCGGTGTCCTTCTGCGCGTGGATCTTCTCGATAGCGGGTCTGAGGATGTCTTTGCCCCAATCCAAAAGCTCGACGAGATCCAGGGTCCACCATCTGGGTTCGGTGTCACCTTGGCGTGGCGCGTAGATCCCTAGTCTCACATAAAGGATCTTACTCCAGATTTCTGGTGTCAAAGTCTCGTAGAGCCGGAAGTAAACCCCCAAAGCATAAAACATGAGCTGGGGGTTATCTTTGGGCGAAACAGCGACACCTTTTCCATACTTGAAGTCAAGCACAATCAACGTGCGTTTATCTCGGCTCAACGCGCCAAAGTCCACGGTGCCATACAAAGGCTCTGGTGGGGTTCGTCCGACGTAGCGCCAGAGGTCTTCGAGCGACACCTGCTCTTCGACCATCGACGTGAAGAGAGGTCTTAGGTCGTTGCAGTGATTCACGAAGTCGTAGGCGTGATCCAGCATCTCCCGGTCGCCGGCGGCCGCGTCAGAGGCGCGGGTATCCCGACCGTGCTGGAGATGCTCGATGACTTCGTGAGCGCGGGTGCCCTCGTCGGCGTAGGCCGACGAGAACCGCTTGCGGCCTTCCCAGAGTTCGGGCGCCTTGCTGCAAGCCAGGTAGATGCTGGCAGCGCTGCCACCTAAACGGCAGTGCTTGGGCTGGTCGATGGCGAGAGCCGGGACGGTCATGGCGCGGTCGCCTCCAGCTCGGCGATCAAAGCCCGTGCCTTGCCGAAGTCCTCGGCCCGGAGATCCATCATCGTGGCGATGCCGACTTCGCTCCGGAAGTTCTGGATGCGGGTTTTCAAAGCGGGGCTCTTTTTCCAGTAGCGCCCAAGCTCGGCGGTGATTGCCGCGCGCTCGTCGTCCTCGTTGACCTCGGCCGCCACAGGAGCTTGACCAGCATCCTCCACGCCCGTCTCTTCGGGCTCGGGTTCGTCAGCCCCGTTGGGCTCCGCCTTGATGGTGTTGAGAAATGCCGGCGGAGGGCTCGTGGGTTTAGGTTTATTGGTCGAGCCAGGAGGGCGCCCTGGGCCTCGCTTGGGAGTAACCCCATTGGTGTCAGCGGTGTCAGCCGTCGAGCTGCTGACACGGGGGTTGGTGTCAGGAGCCGTTGCTGGGGGTGCTGGGGATTGCGGGAAGTTTGGGGATTTAAACGTCGAGAGCGTGTTCCACAGCTCTTCCAACGAGTTAGCGGTGATCTTGAGTTCAAAACTCATGGCGAGGGACTTTCTGTCTTGTGAAGAGCGGGAGCTGCGGGGATTAAGCCGGCATCCCTAGATTGACGGTGTCGTCGTTAGTGACAACGGCGATGTCTCGCGTCTTACGGTGTAGTATCTTGATGATACGTTCGTCAAGAGTACCTGGACAAAATAAATAGCGTACGAGGACCGAATTTTTCTGGCCGAAGCGGTGGGCTCTGGAAGCCGCTTGGACATTCTGGGCTGGCACGAAGGAGGGCTCGACGATGAGCACATTGGAGGAGGCGGTCAGCGTGATGGCGACCCCGGCTGCCTGGATCTGCCCCAGAAAGATCCGGGTGTCAGGATTTCTCTGGAAAGCCTCGATGGCGAGGTCACGGTCTTTGGGCGATGTCCTTCCGTCGATTCTGGCGATTTTGACTTTGCCAAAGAACGCCTGGGCCATGAGATCCAAGACCGAGATGTGATGGCAAAAGATGATCAGCTTGGATTTGGGGTCTGACTCTAATTCGGAGAGCGCCAAGGCGACGGCCGGAAGAGCCTTGGCCTCACCCAGCATCCTCCGGGCGGTGCTGATCGCTGCGGGTGCTGCGAGAAGGCTCTCCAGGTCCTGATCGCTAAGCTGGTCGAGGACGGGATCGCTGGGCGGCGGGGCGTCCAGTGTCAGCGCGTACAGCTCAAAAGTCAGTGGCGGAAGATCCTTGAGGACATCCACTTTCCGGCGCCGGAGCATGAAGGGCTGGAGACGCTTGTTGAGGTCGGGTAAATTCTTGGAGCCGACGACCTTGTTGCCCCAAGGCGTGTTCTGGATGACCGCGTAGCGATCACAGAACCGCTCGTAGGTCAGCGGATGCTCGGGGCGCAGGGGATCGGGGATCAGAGACGGTGTTAGCGCGTGGAGATGGGTCCAGAGTTCACCGCTGTGATTAGGCATGGGCGTGCCGGTCAGAACGAAGACGTGCTGACACTGTGACACGAGGCTCGGGGCCGCGCCGTCGAGGCGCTTGCCATAGATAAATCTGGTTCGCTTGGCGTCGGGATTCTTGAGGGCGTGCGCTTCGTCCAACACCAGCGCGTCCCAGGCTTGCGCGAGGAGCTTGCGGCGCAGGGGTTGTTCCGGGCCGTGGATTAAATCGTAGTTGACGATGACCACAAGCGGCATCCCCTGGGGCCGCTTGGGGTCGATGGTGTCCCGCTGCTGGTTGAGCACCTGGATCTGGCGCTTGAGGGTCTGGAGCGTCTGGAACTCGCGCTGCCAGTGGCTCTTGGCTACGGCAGGGCAGAGTACCAGGACGCGCCGGGCCTGAAGCGTGTCACAGGCGGCGATGGCCTGCCTGGTCTTGCCAAGGCCAGGCTCGTCGCCCAAGAGCCTGCCCTTGGCCTTGGTGGTGTCAGCCAGGAAGCTGGCTCCTTCGTGCTGGTAGGGCCGGAGGTCCATCACAGGAAGTCAAAGACCGGCGCTGGCGGGGCCAGGGACGGGTGATCGAGGGCGATGGCTCCATAGAGGCCGGGATCATGCCCGTCGGGCGCTGACACGGGTCCTTGGCTGATGGCGACGGCATCGGGGTCGTTCGAGAAAACCCTGATGTAATCAATCTTCATTTCGAGGGGCTCGTCGAGCCCGTCGCCGTAGGTCGCCAGGTTCGCCAGCAGATACATGGGAGAGTGCATATCGCTGGGCGTTGGGCGGCTTTGGACGTAGTTTCCATCGAAATAGAAATCGAGGGTGTCAGGCCCCCAGAGGAGGCCATAGGTGTGGAAGGTATCTCCGACTTGGGCAGGCTGACTGCTGGTGGCGTCCGCGAAGTAGTTGTCGTCGGTCGTGTGGATGCCGGCATAGAGGTTGACGGCTGCCGCGCCGCCGTAATGCTCGACGATGTCCAGCTCCTGGTGGCCGTTGCCGTTCGGGTCCGGGATCTGGGTGACGGGGAGAAGCCAGAAGGCATCCCATCCGGGGCTGGCGTCGTTCAGGTCCGCCCGCATTTCGAAGTAGCCATACGTCTGGTTGAACCCGTTCTGGGTCGTGATGATCCCAGACTCGTCGCCCTCCGGCGTGCCGAAGGGAGTCTGGTTTGGACTGGCGGTGATCGTCAGAGCACCTCCTGACACGTTGAACGGATCATAGCCCGAGGCCGGATCGACGAAGCTGGACCAGCCAAAGCCGATGTCGCTGTTGGCGTCGTAGCGCCACTCGTTGCGGATGCTGGACCAAACGGTGTCTTCGCCGGTCTGCGAGATGCTCCTGGTGTTGAACTCATCGCTGAAAGTCAGTTTGTAGCCAGAGAGGTCGATCATGGTGTCAGGGCCTCAAGAGCAGGTGATAGGACAGCAAGCCCATGGCGAAAGACGCTGCCATCAAGAGCGTCATGGCTTCGGCACCGAAGGTCATTGCTGCGGGCTCGTATGAAAGAGTGTGACTTCGTGCTGGTTCCGCTGGATGTCTTCGGGCCAGAGATCGGGCTCTTCGCGCCGGGTCTCACTCCGCATCCAACTGTAGACGATGAGGGGGCTTTGGGTCTCCCGGGTCGAGCGCCCAAGAAGCCTTTCCCATTGGGCGCGCGTGTCCATGAGCGCTGACCTGAGGGTGTCGCGCTCGTTGGTGACGGCGATGGGCGCCACGACCAGGATGATCGAGCCTTCGTGCTCCCGGATCTTGATCAGGAGATTGAAGAGCCGGTTGGCGTATTCCTCGGGGCTGAGGGTGCCTTGGACGAGATCGTCCGTGACACGAGAGGAGGAGCCGCCGTGGTGGGGGCTGAAGAGGTCCCGGTAATGGCCTTCTTGGGTCGGGATGTAGGCGCTGCGGCCGTACTCGACGAGCTTGGCGTAGAGGGCTGTCGCGTAGAGCGCCAGCTCCTTGAGGCGCTTTTGGTGAGCTGGATCGGTCCTGGGGATCGAGGTTTCGAGATGCGGACCCTCATGGAGATGGGTCATACGGACATACATAGCGTTGCCTTTCGTCGTCAGTGTCTATAACGATACAGACTCGCTTGAGGATGTCAAGTACCATGTCTTTGCCGATTGCAGCTTTCGACCCTGGGCTTTCGGGCGCCCTGGCAGTGCTGGGGGACTTCGACGACGTGGTTCTGTTTGATCTGCCGCAGGCGAACCGGGAGTTGGACCCGGCGGCCCTGGCAAGGATGCTTCGGGAGGCTAGGCCACGGCGGGCCGTCGTGGAGGCGGTCGGGGCCATGCCGGGGCAGGGGGTGACTTCGATGTTCAACTTCGGGCGCTCCTACGGCACCATCCTGGGTGTGCTGGGGGCTCTGGAGATCCCGACTGTGCGCGTCCGGCCTGCGGTTTGGAAGCGCCATTTTGGTCTGATACGTCAAGACAAGGATGCTTCGCGGGCTCTAGCATTGAGGCTTTATCCAGCACTTCAGGGGCTCGAATTGAAGCGCCATCATGGCCGTGCCGACGCGCTTTTGCTGGCTCGGTTCCTGCTCGAAAGCGCTCCTCGCAGCACCTGAATATGGGGGCCACACACCACTTTTGAGAACCACACACCATTATATTCAGGATCAATTTCCGAGCCAATTTCCTTGAGTTTTTTATTCGGTGGCGCCTTACACCATAATTGGTCCACACACCACGGTGAATGGGTCGAAAAGCCATCGTTTTCAAGGACTTAGCAATATAACCACACACCACACACCAAAATCTATGTTGTTGATAAGCACAAAAAGAGAGGGGAAACAATTCCAGATAATTATCAGAAATAATATAAATATTCATATGGTGCAGTGCACAATGTGTGTATAGCGGAGGTTAGAACATGGTGTGTGGTGAGTGGGAATATTCTGGCCCATTTTCGGGGGGGATGCTGGGAGGGGGCGGCGTGAGGGCGTTCCAGGTAGTGGTTGTGGGGTGTAACGGCTTTCCGGCCTTTGGCGTGAAACCGTGGAAACCGAATCAAAATTCCAATTTGCGCTTAAAATAGAGATCGGGGCCTCCCCCGAGGGCGTGGGCGCCGCGCGCCCGCCCGCGCCCGCGCCTGCGCCCGCCTGCCTGCGCCCGCGCCCGCGCCCGCGCCCGCCGCGTCTCCCGTCCCCGGTTCCCGAGCGGGAAGGGGTGCTGGTTGGACGGGTGAAGGGTCCCGAGCGGGAAGCCCACCAGGAAGCCCGCCAGCGGCGGCTAAGGGTTTCTGGGTATCGGCATAGCCCTAGACGCGGAAAGGCCGCCAGCGGGCTTCGCTGGCGGCCTAGCGTCGATCTTGGTCTGAGGGCTTAGGCGCGTTTGACTGCCAGCGCTTCCCCGAGTGCCTCAAGACCCTGGGTTGCCAGTTCCCGCAGGCTCGTCACGTTCACGTAGGGCAGGCCAAGATGCTTCACGTCCGTGAGCGCTCCAATGACCAGGGTCTCGACGCCATCGCGTGTCAGAGCCGTTTTTGCAGCGGCACGAGCCGAACCCGCGCTCCACCCATCTTCGCCATCCGTGAGCACCAGCATGACACGGCGCGAGACGCCAGCCTTGGCCCGCAAGCGCTTCGCAACGTCGATCATGGCAGGCATCATGCTCGTGCCACCCTTTGGCGCGTGGATCAGGGACGCCACGTAGGGGCGAGCCTCTTGCCACGGATCGCGAAAGCTTTTGACTTCCATCAAGATGGATGTCGGTTGAGCACTCCGTCGTGCTCTGGGTGGAGGAGACAGAAAGCCCAAGACTTCAAAGGGTACATTCGAAGCTTTGCAAGCATCGCCCAGATGAAGCGCGAGCGCCGTGGTTGCTTCGATACAAGAGCCTCTCATGCTTGTGCTTAGGTCAATTAGGAAGGACACGGCGGCATTCTCGCCGAGTGCTTCCTCGCGACGACGAAAGACGCTTGTTGCACCGGCTTGAGCGCGGCTCACGTCGCGCATATCGAAGCGCCCTCGCGTCTCGTGCCGATGGTTCAGGGTCAGATCAGGGGAGCGAAGCGCCCGCGTCACGTCGCGCCGAAGCTTGGCAGGGGTTGGGATCAAGGCGGTTAGCGCCCGCGCCGTGTCTTCCCTCGGGGTCAGATCCTTGCGACGGGCAACCTTGCATTCGACCGCGTTGAGGTAGTCCGTGATGCCCCTGTTTTCGCGTGCCACGTCGGAGGGCGACAAGCCCGCGCGCTTGGACGCACGGTCTCCCATGTCGTTGAGGTTCACTTCAGGGTTCTCCGTGACGGTATCGTCGAGGGTCCACGGGTTCCCGTCGCCCTCGCCACCCTTGCCAGGGGTTCCAGCTTCGGGAGGAGTGCCGTCCTGAGGCTCTGGAGCCCCGTCCTGAGGCTCTGGGGCTTCCTGAGGCTCTGGAGCCCCGTCCTGAGGCTCTGGGGCTTCTTGGGGCTTGGGCTGGGAACCGGGGTCCTGCTTGGCGTCTTGCGGCAGAGCCTCAATCGACGCTTTCAGCCAACGCGCGATATCCAAGCACTCAGCGGTTCCAGCCTTGCCAGGGGAGGAATGCCGAACACGGACAAGCGCGTCGTCCACCAAGGCCAGGATCGCAGGTGGCAGCACGTCCAAGCGCGGCATGGAAGGAACGACGTAACCTAGAAACTCAGTCATCCCTTTGCTTGCCAAGGTGAAGGGCAAGCAACGTGGAGCGCTTGGGTCCCATCCATTCGCGAGCGACTGGATTGTCACGTATTGCGTGAGCATTTCCAGCAACGCGCGAGCATTCGTCACGCCCTTTGCATTCGCCACTAGGTCCCGCTCAATACGGATATCTTCCAATCCATTCAGTAGATTGCCCAAGCCCTCGCGCTTGGCGGTTATCACTGCATCGAAGTCAGTGTAGAGCGCATGGCCTAGTTCGTGGACCGTATACGCGACCATGATCTCGGCTTCGCGCCGTGAGAGACGTGCATCCAAGGGCATGGCAGGCAGGCAAAGGGTCCAGGTGTTCCAGCCATCGTAGGAGAGTGCCGCCGTGCCAGGATATGGCTGGATAGTCCAGACATGGGAGGGCGATCCGCCGTTGGCGATATAGAACCGGGAGCAACTTTCGAGCGAAGCTTTGTAAGCATCCGCCACAGTCACGGTTGCGCCAGCCGGCAGGGTGGCGAGCGCTTGCGGATTATCTTTTGCTTGTGTCTCAAGGGCTTGCATCGCCAGGACATGCGCCTGCTTTGCACGTGCGGCGGGAGTTAGGGTTGTTGTCATGTGCGTTACTCTCTTTCCGATATGTTTTGACCCTGTTAGGCGAAGCCTAACAGGGTCATGACTCTAGTCCGATATGTCAGAGCTTGTCAAACGATAGGACTAGCAGGCGTGAACGATACGTTCGGCACCGTCTCGAATGCGTTCGCGGCGTCGATATTCTGGGGACGGGACGCGGACCCCTCGACGACAGGGGCGGCGACGGTGCCGCCTTGGGCCAAAGCGTCGATCTCACTGTGACGTAGGTTCCCGCTCTCCAGAGCCGTGAGTGTGGGCCTGTCCGCAGGGTCCGCAGGATTGATGATCGAAGCATTGAACGCGCTCTGCGAGGGCGCGCCCAAAGTAATCGCGTCCGCCCATGCCAGCAAACGACGATAGCTTGTGCCAGTTGTCAGCGTGCCATTGTCGCGGCCATGCCGCGTCAATCCCGCGTAAGTGACCATGCGCTCGCAAGCTTCCAGCGCTAGTCCAGAGTGCGTCGAGAGGCTTTTAGCCTCAAGATGTGGAGGCAGGTAGTCTACCGGCACGAAGAAGCCGATACGGTCCTGCAAGGCGACGTTCTGCGCGATGGTGTCAGCGTATCGACCCGTTTCGTCGCCGCATAGGTTCGTGTTGTCGGCCAGCACAACCATGACGCCTTCCGCGAACTCCACACGCCTATTCTTGTCCTCCTTCAGGATGGTGTACCGCTTGTCGAGTATGGTTTGAAGGACAGCGGCGGTACCGGGGCGAAGGAAGCTTGGCTCGTCTATCAGGATCACGGCATAGGGAACCTGCATCGCGGTCACGAGGGCGCCCTCGTGAAACATGGTTCCGCCACCAGGGACAGGCAGTCTCTGTCCGACTAGCTCCAAGCCCTCCGTGTTGCGATCGATCGCGATCCGAAAGAACGGGCGCCCACAGGCAGCGGCGAAGCATTCCACTGCACTCGTCTTGCCCGTGCCAGCCGGCCCATAGAGGAGCGCTGAAGCGCGTCTTCTCTTGGAAGCATCGTTAGACGCCGCCAAGTGCGCGACTGCCACCAAGTAGCCGAGCATGTCGCCTTGCCAGACATAGGTTACGTCGTGCATTGGCACGTCGCCCTCGCCTGCAATGCCGTCACACACGGGGATTGTCAGCGCGCCGAACTTCGTGGCTCCGCGCGTCTTGAGCGCCTTGGAGAACACCTTGGCGCCCTCGCGCATGTCTACAAGCGCAACCGGCGGGACAGGTGCCGCGACTGCGTGCCCGGTTTCGTCCACGGTGACGGTCTTTACTACCTCGCGTGTCTCAACCCGCGTCTCGACGCGTGGGCCTTGCGAGGCGGCTTGTGCCAGGGGCGCAATCGACGCCTCAAGCTGTGCCACCATCTTGGAGCTAAGGAAGTCAGCCACGCCTGCCAGCGCGCCTTGCACCAAGGCGATAGGGTCTTGTCCTTCGAACGGCGTAGGGACGCGGCTTTCGCCGTTGCCCGCATCACGCCATGCTTGCCAATCGGGGTCCATTGGGGCGGGTTCATTCATGGTGGCGTTGCTTTCGTCGTCAGTGTCGGGGCCATCGGGGAATGGAGTGCTGGCTGCAAGCGCGTTGAAGTCAACGCCAAGATCGCGGCAAGCTTTGATGGTTTCGTCGCGGTTCATGTCTGCCATGGAACGGCCATCGCCAAGGTTAGCTTTGCGCCAATCTTGCCAATCGGGATGCGAAGCTAGAGCCGCGCGGATAGCAATACGAAGTTTGCGCGAGATTGTCAGAGTAGAACTGGTGGCCATTTGCGTTACTCTCGGCTGGTTGCCCGAGCCCCATAGCGGCGCCCGGCTGGTGTTTGACACCAGACAGGACCTTAGAACGCAACGTCTAGTTGTGTCAATACGCCGTGTCACAGTTTGTCGGGATGGCGGGGAACGTTGAGCCTGTGGCAGGGTCCCTGGATGTCGCTACGTCATCCAGGGAAGGGGACGCGCAAGCCCCATGGTCGTGGGCTTCCGGCGGCTTGCGCCTTGGCTCGCCAGAGCATTGCGCTCCGACCCAAGTGTACCGCGATCAAGGCGAACGGCGAGCCTTGCCGCATGGTGGCGTTGTCAGGGACGCGCTACTGTGGGCGTCACGGCGGGTTCGGCCATCTAGCTTTGATGGGCCGTTACAGCTCACCTCGCGTAAAGGTTGAAGACAGTGAGCCAACCTGTTGACAGTATGAGGGAATTGGTCGTTAGCACTCTCGTCGCCATCGTCAAGGATAGTATGGCAAGCCCGGCTGTCAGAGTACAGGCTAGTCGGACCTTAGCAGAGGTTCTGGGAATGCTGAAACAGGCTCCAAAAGCTGCCTCCGTGTCAGCCATCGAAGAGCTATCCGAGGGCGAGCTAGATGCCCTCATTGCGTCACGCGCCAGCCAGGATGGTACGCAAGCGAACAATCCTGGCCCCGTGTCAGCGGCGCCCGTGTCAGAGCCCAAGGTGGTGTCAGGCAAGCGTGTCAGGCGCCCTCGTGCCAAGCGGGCGCCCGCGCGCTAGGCGCGCGCGCTCGCGCGCGGGTGCGCCCCCGCCCCCCGGCCACGCCCGCGCCCGGAGCCAAGGCCACGGCCACCCTGGTCGAGAAAATTTTTGTATTTTTGAGCTTTTCTTTTTTGTTTTCAGGCATTTAGAGCGCGGGCATTGATCCTCGCCCGCGCTCTTTGACGGAATGTTGTCTTAGGACCGGGGCCCTCCGCCTTCTGCCTGGCGTCCCGGCGCAGAATTTGAGAAACACGCTCGGGGGAGATGCCATAGGCCCGTCCAATCGCAGCCCGTGACACGCCCTGAGCCCGGGCTGCCACGATCTCGGCGTTGCGGGTGGTTTTTGCTTTGAAAGCCTCTGCCATCTTTGACCTCCAGCGCGAACTCTGACACGGTGAGTGTCTCTCGCGCCCAATTTCACGGGCCGAGGACGTATGACACTAACCCCTCCGGCCCGGATCTACAGCTTTGAAAGCTTTGTCCGCGCCAACCCGCGCCAAACGATCCCCGGAGATAGGCTCGATGCTCAGTTCCAGGAGCTGATCGACGCCATCCGGAACATCCAGGGGGTGCTGGCGGGGATCGTCAGGTCGGATGGGGAACTCAGGTCCGGCTCGGTCAAGCCCGAGAGCCTCGATCCCAAATTCAAGACCGATCTCTTTCGGGAAATCACCAGTGAGCTGAAGGATTTAAGGGCCCTCGTTCAAGCGACGGGCGAAGCCGCCCGGCTGGCCCGGGAGGGTGCTGTCGAGGGCCAGGCGGTCAGCGTCGAGACCAGCCTTCTGGCCCGCGCCACGGTGCTCGAACAGGATGGCGCCAGTGCCGCCGCCTATGCCCAGGCCGCCAAGGAGTGGGCCGAGCACATGCCGGATACGCTGCCGGCCGACACCGTGGCGATCATGGGTGTCACCGGCAATCACTGGAGTTCCCGGTGGTGGGCCGAACAGGCCCTCCTCAACAGTGGCGAAGGCAGCGGCGGAGGGGGTGGAGGCGGGGGCGGCGGAGCGGGTGTCATCATCCAGGATACGCCTCCCGCGCCAGTTCACGGGCAACTTTGGTGGGAGAGCGATACCGGGGCGCTTTATGTCTCTTACAATGACGGCGACTCCCAAGCCTGGGTGCAGATCAACGGCACGGTTGCGGGAGCAGGCTCAGGGCCTGGTGCCACAGCCCCCGCCAATGCGGTCCCCCCGATTATTACCGGACCCCAGGTCCAAGGCCAGGTGCTCACCGTATCCCAAGGGGCTTGGACCAACAATCCGGTCGGTTTTATTTATCAGTGGTTTCGGGATAATATTCCCATCTTAGAGGCCACGGCGGCCGCCTATCTGCTCCAGGCGGCGGATGTCGGTGCCATCCTCTATGCCAGAATCACGGCGATCAATGGTAGCGGGGAAACGACGACGCAGAGCAATACGACGGCTGCCATCACTGGGGCGGTGCCGGCAGCGCCGGTCAATACCACCCTTCCGGCGATCACCGGAACCGAGACGCAAGGGCAGACGCTGACGGTTTCGAACGGGACCTGGTCCAACAGCCCGACGAGCTACAGCCGGCAGTGGTTTAGGGCCCAGGTCGCTATTTCAGGAGCCACCTCAGCCACTTACGTCCTTCAGGCGGCGGATGTCGGCGCCATCATCCATGCCAAAGTTACGGCGACCAATGCCTCCGGGTCAACCACGGCCCAGAGCAACTCGACCGGAGCCATTAGCGCCCCGGCCAGTGCCACACCGCTGGCGGATGCCCGCGCGGCGGCGATCATCACGCGGGGAGGCTCGCAGTCCTCGACCACCATCGCCGCTGTTCAGCAGTTGGAGAAGGATCTCGCCCTCGCCGGGCTGACGGCCAAGTTCGTGTACTTCAATCCTCGGTGCGGCAACGATCTGATCGCGGCCCGCTCCCCGCTCATTGCCACCAACGGCCCCGGCTATGACACCCAGGCGGGAACCTTCTCGACTTGGGTCGAAGGTAAGGGCCTGGCCGGCAGCTCCGGTGTCATGGACACCGGGGTCAATGCCGAAGCGGCCGGGCTGACGGTGATATCGTCTTGCATGGGCATCTACATGATGGAGGATGCCAAGGCTGACACCAACAGTATCGCGGCGGATTACACTTATGTTGCCGGCGAAAAATACTTGACTTTGGTGAGTCGTGCTTACGGCCAATACATGATGTATGATGCCTTCGGGGCGACTGGAGGTAATCGCGTTCAGACGGATGCTTCGTTGTTTGCCTCGCCGGATTCGGCCAACACCAAAGGTTTGATCTGTGGGTCTCGCTACTCGGCGACAGCCGCCATCGTCGCGCGCAACGGGGTCATTCGGGGGCTGCAAACGGCGGCGGCTGACCTTCTTCCCCCAACGGTGACGCGGAAGGTCTACACGGCTCCGGGCGCTTCGGGCGGCGATTTCATCGGTTTCGGCCTGACGCCCGATGATGTGTCTTTGCTCTTCTGGGTCTTGCACGAGTTCAACACGGCCTTAGGCCGGGCGGTGATGGCGGAAGGGGTCGTCGGGATCAACACGGTCCCGAACCCGTTCAGCTTCACCGACACGACTGGGGTCCCCCTGTCGTCGGTCTCGACCTCCAACAGCATCACCGTGTCCGGGCTGACGCCGGGTCTTAGCACTGCCGTCACCGTCACTGGGGGCGAGTACGCCAAGAACGGCGGTGCCTGGTCGACCGTTGCTACCACGGCGGTCAACACAGATACCTTTGTGGTCCGGCATACCAATTCTGCGGCCGATTTCACCGCGACCAACACAACCCTGACCATCGGCGGTGTCAGTGACACCTTCACATCCACGACGACGGGGGCCGTGGCCCCGGTTGTCTGGAACCCGGCCACGAGCAGTGATCAGATCATTGTTTCCGGCCCTCAGAACCGGACGGCCAACCGGACGGAATTTGGCGGGCCGTATATCAGTGCGAAGTCGGCCACGTCGCAGTCAGCCGGGCTGCGATATGTCGAGGTTCATGTCGATATTCTAGGCAGCCCGGGGACGATCATCGGTGTCGCGGGGACGGCGGCAAGTTCGGGTTCCCACCCGGGAGCGGATAACTTCGGCGTTGGTTATGCTAATAACTATGGGGCTTATTACAAAGGCGGTGGCAGTTCTGGAGTTAACAACCCCGGAGCTTATGTTACCGGCGATGTCATCGGCATCCTGGTCGATTTCACCGCCAAGACGGTGAAGATGAACCTCAATAACGGCACGTTCAGCGCGACGGTCGACATCACCTCGCTGGGAACAGATGTTTTTATCTTTGGCGGTATAGGTGCTGGAACAACGTCACAGGTGACGCTCAACAATCCGCTGATCTATCCGCTCCCTGGCGGGGCGACCAAGTGGGATGGCACGACATGACCCTTCAGGCGGCCATCACCCTCACCCCGACGCAGTTGCACGAGAATGGCCGCACCCCGGTGCTGGTCTCGGTCGGCGGCGGCAACGACTACTACGATGTCGGCAACGGCGCCTATTGGGAGTTCACCACATCCGCCAGATACGCGGAGCTGGATGGCTACGCCACAGCCCCGTTCGGGGTCGGTAACGTCACCAACCGGGTCTGCGCCCGCACCATTCAGGGGGGCAAAACCGAAGACCGGTTCTTCAAGGTGCCCGAGGCGCTCGGAGCCTTCACCGCTAAACTCCTCCTGCCCCCAGGCACTGGCAAGACGGTGCAGATCTTCGTCCCCGCCCAATACGCCATGGGCGGGGGAGCCGCGCCGGTCGGGGTCTACCCAATCCGCGTCCGGTTCGATGCGGCAGCCACGCCCATCACCCCGGCGCTGCTCGCCAAACATGTCGTGATTTACGGCGACAGCATCGCCTCGGGCGGCGTGGGCGTGTGCCCAACTCTCTTTGGTTATGCGGGCCTGATGAAGCGGCCCGTCGCCAATGGTGGCTACAACGGCAGTGTGACGCTAGTCTCGCACGGCTACCGCCGCCTGCTGGACGATTGTGACACCGCCCCCAAACGGTCGGCCTTCGCCACCTTCCTTCTCAGTTTGAGCCCGACCCGGATCATCCTCGCCATTGGATCGAACGACCAGGCGGTGGCAGGCGGCCCGAACCTGGCGAACTTCACTGCTTACTATGGCGGCCTGTTGGACGCGATCCACGCCATCGCCCCCAACCTGCCGATTGTCTGTAGCAGCCCAATCATTCGCGATGAGACCAGCACCACCAATGGCTGGACCATGCCGCAGGGCCGCACGGCCATCGCCGGCGAGGTGACGGCCCGCGCCGGATGGGCCACACCTCCAACTTACATGGACGGCCTGCCGATCTGTGTCTTGAGCGATTTGCCGGATCTGACGCATCCCGGCACGACCGCCAACGAGACCAAGATGCTGCCAGCCTTTCTGGCTGCGGCGACGGGACTGACACTCAGCGCCAACACCGTCGGGGAGAATGCCGCTGTCGGGGCTAAGGTCGGAACTCTTTCGGTCGCTGGCGGCACTGGTACTTACACCTATGCGATCACCCATATCGACGGCGTCGATCTCGCCACCAACTACTATGTCGACCCGGTGGCCGGCAGCGATGCTGCTAATGGGCTGGCGCCCAACACCCCGTTCAAGACCTTCAGCAAGGCCCTCACTCTGATGGTGCCGGGGGATCGCTACTATGGCAAAGGCGGGACAACCGGCTACGAACATCTGAGTGCGGCGAAGGTCAAGAATCGGACCACTATCGGGGCTTACGGTACCGGTCCCCTGACGATCTCCGGTTCACGGCGCATCGCGGCAGGGAGCATCACCGCCCAAGGTACGCCAAACGTCTATCAAGCGACGGTTACGCACGAAGTGACCACTGCTCCGCTCGGGCCGACCCACGCCAACACCTTCCACTGCATGATGTGGTCAGGTCCCGACGAGAACAACCTGACGCATCTGACCGGGGTCTGGAGCGGGGCTAATATCGCCGCCAACATCGCGGCCCTTCAGCCGGGGCAGTTCACGTCCCACAAGCAGGGGTCGACGGTCAAAGACCCGCGCGAGGCCACGGAGGCCACCAACCAGATCCACTATTACTTTCGGCTTCCCGCCAATGCCAATCCGACCGGCGGCGCCCCCGTCGTGCACTACGGCGAGCAACTGACGCCGCTGGCGGTCGGCTCGGGCGGTGGGTCGGCGGCCAACGTCAAAGTGGCGCGTACCGCCACAAAAGACGCGGCGGCCAACAGCGGCGGCAACGGCAATGTCCAGGCGCTGACCGATTTCAGCGCCATCGATGTCGCCGTGCATGGCTGGGTGGGCTGGGCGCGGACGATAACCAATTACACCGCCGTCGGCCTACCGTCGGCGCGACTCATGAGCGGCGGCGGGCTCACGATCTTCTGGGGGTTTGAAACCACCTCCGGGATCGACCTGACCAACTTGAATATTAACGGCTTCGGCGGCGCCATCTACGGCCACGGCGATGGCGATCCCCTGGTCCAGCACCAGTACATGCACGTCAACACGGTCACTGTGGCGAACTGCGATTTCGTCATTCAGGGCGACACGGCCTTCGAGACCACCCTCGCCGGGCTGACCGCCACCAATGTTTACTACCTGGTGCAGGATGCGACCAACTTCACCGCCCGCAACGGCACGCTGACCACCTCCACCAGCTCCCCGGCCAACACCCCTCTGGTGATGCTCGGCAACGGCAATGCGACTATCGAGGACTTCACCTTCACCAAAGGCCAGGCCGGCGATGCTTTCCTCTGCATCAACAAATACGCCTACACCACCGGCAGCGACACCCATCAAGCCACCCTCACTCTGCGCCGGGTGACGGCTCACAATTTCTATGCGTGCCCGGTGCAACCTCGCTGGAAGCGGTATCACCTGATTTTGGATCATTGCACGCTGGATCAGTTGATCCTGCCGAGTTGGGGTTCGGAATATCCATTCCTGTCGATCACCGCCACGGGCTCGACCTTCGGGCTCGGCGGTCGCTCGCTGGCCGCCATCCAGGCCGACCATCCCGGCGTGGATGGCACCAACACGATCATCTGAGAGACCTCATGCCGAAGTTCGCTATCGACGGGGCCGATCTGGAAGTCGCCGGGCCGCTCGATTACGAGACGGCGACGTTTCACGATGTGACCGTGATCGCCGACAACGGCATCGGCGACATCATCACCAGGACATTCAGGATCAATGTCACCGACGTGGCGGTCGAGACCGGCGCCGCCTCGATGCTGACCGACGAGACCGATGGCTTCGCCGTCGATTTCACCCTGAACGACGTAGCGGTGAAGCGCGCCGGCGTCATCACGTCCTCGACCGTCGCCAGCTTCTTTACCCAGGCCGGTTCCCGAGGCGCGGGGGTGTTCGCGCTGAGCGCCGCCGGACTGGCGGTCGATGGCACCGACGACATCCGCTTTCCGAAGACGGCGATCCCCTACATCCCGGCGGCTGGCACCTGGGTCGTCAATCTGAAGAGCCCCAGCCCGGCTTTCCCAGCCCGGGTCATCGGTTATGACACCGACAGTGCAGCGCCGCTGATGCTGGGGGCGGACGGGGTGATCTATGTCTACCCGACTCCCTCCTATGTCTCGGCGACCACTGAGACCGGCACTTCTTACGTAACCGGCGCCAAAGTCGCGGCGGCCTATGATGCGGCAGGCTGTGGGGTGCTGATCACCGGCGCGCCGATCACCACCACCGCCGACGTGATGAAAACGGTCGGGACCCTGATCTTCATCGGCAGCGTCAACAGCAGCAACCAGATGACGGGCACCATTCGCACGGTGAAGTACGTGCCGCGCAAGATGCCCCCGGCCGAACTGATCACGGAAACGACATAAATGGCTTTCGATTTTCCCAGCAGCCCGACGTTCGGCCAGGTCTTCACCGCCAACGGCATCGACTATACCTGGAATGGCTACGCCTGGGCCGGCGGGGGCTTCCCAGCCGCTGGCACCGGCGGCGGCGGTCTGCCCGGCGGTGGCACCACCGATCAGGTTCTGACCAAGCTTTCCAATGCCGACCAGGATGCCGGTTGGCTTCCACCCACCGGCGGCGGCGGCCCTGCTTATGTCCATCCGACCGGCGACGGCAATCTTCACGTTCCTGCCACGGGCACCGCCAACAACAACAAGGTGCTGACGGCGGGAGCAGTCCCAGGAGCCATTTCATGGCAACCGGCTGGCACTGCGGGCACGGGTGCCGGCAGCGTGCTGATCCCGGACCTCGTGACCCTGGGCGGCGTCGGTGACGGTGTCACCAACTGCGACGCGGCTTTCACGGCGGCCGAGGCCCATGCCAGCCGCCGGATCTGGGTGCCGCCGGGCACGTTCTACACGACCAAGACCAACCTGACGAAGCGCTATCTGGGCGCCGGTAAAGTCAAAGTTAACACCAATCCTAACGATGTTTACGACGATGTGGCCTTCGTCCGCACCCGTATTCCGCCCAGCCTCTATCACGGCGGCGACACCGGGCGGATGCACAATTCGTGGACCCAGATCGGCACTCCGGCCAATGCCAATATCCGCAACGGCTGGGCTGTCACCGTCCACGCCGATGGCGGCCAGACCAACGCTTACTTCGATGCCGCCGTCACCCCGTACCACGTGATCGTCGACAACTATGCCGGGCACCCGGGCAAGTCGGCGGTTCTCAATCTCGCGGCCAACGACGGAGCCATGAGTGTTCAGGTCCAAAGCCCGGGGGTCGAGGTCGTCGTCGGCGCCAAAGTGCGGATGTGGGGCAGCGATACTATCGGTTACAGCGATTACACCGTCACCAGTGTCACCGCTGCCGGGGGCTCCAATGCCAATATCGGCCTGAACCGGGCGGTCTATGGCGGCCCCTATCCGGCCATCTATGCGTATCTGACGATCTCCGACCGCACCATGAGTGCGGCCTATTATACAGAATACGCCCACCGGGGCGGCGGCGACGCTTATGTGCACACGGCGCAGATGGTCGTCAGCCACAAATACAATATCAATGCCGGCCAGACCTACTTTATGAACACCGCCACCGGCGGGTTGTTCGGCGGCGCCCTGCATGGCGACGGCGCTGGGGTCTTTCTAACAGCATACGAAGTTCAATACACACAGAACCCCGATTACAACATTGCAGTCATCCACGAGCCCATCGCCTTCGACCGCGACCGGGACGACGGAGCCCATGACGGGCGCTGGTTCGGCAACCTGTTCAAGAGCCCGAGGATGGCCTGCGACGGCGCCTGGGTGCTGGACGGGAACTGGAAAGTCGGCCTCGATACGGTCAAGGGCTTCCATCTAAGAGATGGCGCCGAACAGCCGTTCGCAGCGGTCAATATGGGCGCGGACCAGAGGCATTATTATAACTCTGTCGCGACGCAGAGCAATTTTGGTTATTACTATAACGGTAACTTCTTCGGTGATTGTTATCGGAAGTTCGACAAAACGACAGCCACGCTCCAGGATTATGTCGGCGGGACTCTGTCCCTCGTACAAGGGCCGATCTCGACCTTCCAGAAGAAGGTCCTTGTCTGCGAAAAGGATGTCGAACATCGCGGACGGAGCTATTTTCAACAGGATGTCTCGGTCTATCGAACCCCGGCGGTGAACACCGGCTACATCTATTTAAATCAGTCCGAGACCCGGCTCGTTGGCTATGACGGCACCTACTATCACATGCCGGGCGCCGACCTGATCGTGAACGGGGTCGTCACCACCTCCGATGAGCGGCTCAAGGAGAACGTCCGCGACATGCCGGGCGGACTGACCGTGGTGGATGGCCTCCACCCGGTCGTCTTCGACTGGATCAACGGCAAGGCAAACGACCTCGGCATGATCGCCCAGGAAGTCCAGGCCGTAGCCCCTGAGATCGTGCTCGATACCGGAGGTGACGACCATTACCTGGCAGTCGATTACGGCAAAGGCGTCGTCATGCATCTGGTGCTGGCCGTTCAGCAGCTCTCGGCCAAGGTCGCAGCACTGGAAGCCCAGCTCGTCGCCAAGGGGCAGGGATGACCGTGAGCCAACTGATCAATCAGGCCGTCGACAGCCTCAAGTCGTCGCCGGTGTTCCTGGCGCTGATCCTACTCAACGCGATCATGGTCAGCGCCGCCCTCTGGTTTCTCGCCACCCTGGCGGCGGCGCAGCAGGGGCGGTTCGAGACACTGATGAAAGCCTGCATGGGCAGGCTGTCATGAGCTTTGATCGCAAAGTTTTCTTCGATGCTATCCGTGGCACGCTGTTTCACGGTGCCATGACACAGCAGCAGGTGGATGGCATGAACGCCATCCTGGATGCCTGGGAGGTGAACCCCCGGTCCGACAACCTAAGACACTTGTCCTATCCCCTAGCCACGACCGCTCATGAAACTGGCTTCACCATGCAGCCCATCGAGGAGTACGGCAAAGGCAAGGGCATGGCCTATGGCGTGTCAGACCCTGAGACCGGCCAGACGTATTATGGCCGGGGGTATGTCCAGCTCACCTGGCGGGACAACTATGCCCGGGCTGACACGGAACTTGGGTTCCAGAATATGGACAGCCTCGAATGGCACGCTGAGCGCGCTCTGGACTATTACGTCGCCGCCCAGGTGATGTTCGAGGGCATGAGCGAGGGCTGGTTCCGGAGCGACAGCGAGGGGTGTCAGGACCTCGACCGCTACTTCAACGAGGACGTGGACGACAGCTACCGCGCCCGTGAAATCATTAATGGCGATAAGCACATCGTCCCTAGCTGGTCGGGCGGTATCTCAATCGGCAATCTGATCAAAGGCTATCATATCGCCTTCCTGAGCGCGCTGGAAGCCGCGTCCACACCGCCTGAAGACGAGACCGGCGAGGTCTTCGTCAGGACCATCACGATCACATCGCGTTCCCCCATTCAGATCGTTATCGAGGAGGATTAGTATGGTTGCTCCAGCAAGCTACGGTTGGTCTTTGGCCCTTGTCGAGGCGATGCCGAATATGGGCACCGTCGATGTCCCGGCCCATGACATCAACGAGAATGTTGACGAAGACAGCGCCGAACTGGCCGTTGACGGCGATGTCATCGCCAACAGCGAATGTGAGATCGCCTTCGATATTCCAAACAAGAGAGTGACGGTCACCAACCTGACCGGCGAGGAGTGGGAAGCGCAGTCGAACCTCTATGTCTCAGCCCGGCGTACGCCGATCACGGGCGCCAATGTCGGCGGTGACACCGAAGCCCTGGAGGCCCGCATCGCGACGCTCGAAGGCCAGGTCACGGATCTCTCAGGCCAGGTCGTGGACCTCTCAGGCCAGCTCGACGACCACGAGGGCCGGATTTCGGCGCTTGAGACCCCCGCCGGCACTCGGAAGCGTTGATCAGCATAGGGAGTGCTTCACATGACAGCCAAGTCCGACCACGACAAAGAGCGCGAACGCCGCGAACACGAGAAGCACCAAGCTGCCAAGGAGGCGGACGCCAAGAAGGGCGGCCGCGAGCGGGTGGTTCCGGAAGACCCGGAAGCCCAGCGCCGCGAGCAGGCGCGCCAGCAGACCCAAGGCCCGGCGCAGCCCTCCGAGGACTTCCAGCCCGGACCTCACGTTGAGGGCACAGTCTTGCGCGAAGGCCCCGAAGGTCCGCGTCCTGACACGCCCCGCCAGGCTCCGGCGCCCGGCGATGTCATCATGGGTTCGCCTGGCGTCGGTGAAGGCGAAATGACTCGCATCCAGATGGAGCCGCATCCCGGCGCCAGCGACGAGATGCGCAACGCGCCCTTCGCCCAGCCTCTCCCCCAGCCAGATCACGGCATCGGCACCGAAGGCCGCCAGGCCGCCGAAGAGCGCATGGGCCGGGGGCATATCCCTAACGACCCGCCGCCTCCGCTTCCACGCATCAGAGTGGACCAGAGCCCGAAGTTTCCCGAGGATCTGAGCGCCCGCGATGCGCGCGAAGCCGAAAAGGTCACGACCGGCGGGGCTACCCAGCAGCAGAACCAAGCCTATGCCGGCCAGGTCCGTCCCGAAGAGGGCCGGGCCAATCTCGATGTCAACACGCCCAAGGGCGAACACCTTCTGGGCAGGCAGGACACCGACAGCCGGTTGCCAAGACCGCCACTGACGGCGGCCAGCAAGATCCAGGAACGGAGAGAACACGATGACCCAGGGCCAGGCCGGAATGCCGTTTCCGATGACACGCGGCGGGATCAGCGAGGCGGGGACCATGACCCCGGTCGAAGTGCACGTCACCGGGACGAAGAGCGCCCCCGAAACCAACCCTGAGAAGACGGCGCCGACGGCCAGCGGCGAGGACGCCGCTCTGACCTCGGCGGAGCCGACCGGACAAGAGTCCATCGGCTCCATCGAGGGGGCGGGGCTTCCGTATACGGCCGAGAACGCGGATTTTGGGCCTGGCAATCATCGCCCGGAGCCGGGACCTCCGAAGTTTATCGGCCGTGAAGGTCCCAATCCGACGCCTCTGACACGCCTTCAGCAGAACCAGAAGGCGCCTGACACCGGCATCGGCATCCAAAAGAAGAAGTCATGACGGCAGCGCCTCCGCAGGATCGGGTTCTCTTAGCTCTCAAGCGCAAGAGGGCGATCCTGCGGGCGCGCAAGGATCTGATCGAGTTCACCAAGCTGACACGGCCAAGTCCGGACTACCCGGACGATGCCGACTATTCCACCTATGTCCCCGTCAGGCATCACCGGGCCGTGGCAGCCGCGCTCGAAAAGGTCGAGAGCGGCGAGATCAAGCGCCTGATGATCACGCTTCCTCCGAGGCACGGGAAGACCACGCTCGCTTCGCATAGCTTTCCAGCCTGGTTCATCGGCAGAAATCCCCAGAAGTCGATGATCCTTGCCACCTACAACGAGAAGTTCTCCTGGGATTTCGGCCGCCAGGTGCGGGCGATCATGCAGTCGACGCCCTACACGCAGGTATTCCCGAAGACCATCCTGAAGCCCGGCGCGGCGGCCATGGACCGCCTGGAGGTCGAGAACGGCGGCGCCTTGTTCTTCGTCGGACGAGGCTCGTCCATCACCGGCCGTGGCGGCGACATCTTGCTCCTGGATGACCCGATCAAGGACCGCAAGGAGGCCGACAGCCCGACGATTCGGGAACAGTGCTGGACCTGGTTCAAACAGGTGCTCAGCTCACGCCTGATGTCCGAGACCGGCTGCATCGTGATCATCATGACGCGCTGGCACGAGGACGACATTGTCGGCCGGATCACCGATCCGAACGGGGCCTATTACAACGAGGAGGAGGCTCAGGATTGGCGTATCATCGACATCCCGGCGCTTGCCACTTCGCCAGACGACCCATTGGGTCGGAAGATCGGTGAAGCTCTGTGGCCGGAGCGATTTTCGGCCGAGTATCTGCGGGTGCAGCAGCGCTCGGACCCGCGCGGTTTCCAAGCATTGTATCAAGGCTCGCCGACGCCGGTTGACGGCGCGTTTTTCAAGGCGGGCCACATCCTCACCTATTCGCGGCTGATGGAGATGCCCCCAAAGGAAGAGCTGCGCTACTACGCGGCCTCGGATCACGCCACTTCGGTTGACCAGGCACGTGATAAAACCTGTCTGATTGTCGTGGGCGTCGACCGCAACGACCACATTTGGGTGCAGAACGATCTCTTCTGGGAGCACGCCTCGACGGATCGCGTGGTCGAGGCGATGATCCTCCTTATGCAGAAGTATAAGCCCGTGTTCTGGTGGGCTGAGCGCTCGCAGATCTCGAAGGCCATTGGCCCGTTTCTGCGCAAGCGGATGATTGAGAAGAACACGTTCTGCGCCATCGACGAGGTGGTGCCCATCGCTGACAAACAGGCACGCGCCCAATCCATCCAGGCGCGGATGGCGATGGGGCGAGTACATTTTCCAAGCTGGACGCGCTGGTGGGCTCAGGCTCAGGACCAGATCCTCAAGTTTCCGGCCGGGAGCCACGACGACTTTGTCGATGCGCTTGCGCATGTCGGGATGGGCTTAGCCAAACAGACCCCGAGGCGCTATCAGAGACCTTCTCCCGTCGTACCAGCCTTCGGCACCATCGGCTGGCTCAAGGCTGACACCAAGAGCCGGGACCGGGAGGCGAGCTACGCCAAAATCAAGGAAGGCTGGTAATGGCGACCGTTCCCTTTCTGCTGATCGTCCTGGTGATCCTGCTGCTCATCGGGGTGCTTCCCATCCATTCCTACAGCTCCTCCTGGGGATATGGTCCGTCCGGAATGGCCGCCGTGCTTGTCGTCGTCATCCTCGTATTGCTGCTGACAGGACGCCTTAATGGCTGAGCCGTTCGGAACCGCCGACCCCAACGATCCGACCAGCAACCGCGCGGTCCAGCCGGAGGGGTATGACCTTCAGCCCAGAGAAGGGCGGGCCTACAATGACCCTGAGCACGAGCCCGACGAGAAGCGAAGGGCTCTGGTGTCGGCCTGGGAAGAGCGTGTCGTCAGCGCCAAGAGCCATTGTGACAAGCCCTTCAAGCGCATGAAGAAGGACGCGGATTTCTGCTTCGGGTTGCAATGGTCGGACGACTTCAACGACGACCGCTACGTCGCCAATATCACGCTTCGAACCGTTCAGCAGAAGACCGCCTTCCTCTACGCCAAGAACCCGAAAGCCGTCGCCAAGCGCCGCGAGCGCATCCTGCACACCGCCTGGGATGGCACGGAGAGCCAGCTTCAGACCCTCGCCCAAACGGGGATGGCGATGATGTCCGGCGGCCCGCAGATGGGGCCGGGCATGGGTGGTCTGATGGGTCCGGTTCCTGGTGCGCCACCGCCAGGAATGCCGTCCGGGATGCCGCCCGGAGCGCCGCCGATTTCTCCCGGAGGCGCGGGGCCAGGAATGGCCCCCGGTATGGGACTCCCGATGGCGGGAGGCGTCGATCCGATGATCGCCGCCCCGGCCCAGCAAGGCTTTCAGATCGCCACCGATGCCGGGGCGGTGAAGGCCGAAAGCCGTCAGATGGATCTGATGGGGCGAACCCTGGAGCTGCTCTACGAATACAACATCGACGAGCAGAGCCACCCCTTCAAGCAGATGATGAAGATGGTGGTGCGACGCACCATCACGGCGGGCGTGGGCTACATCAAGGTCGCCTTCCAGCGCAATCTGGGGCGGAGACCTGAGATCGAGGCCCGCATCAAGGATGCCGGCGAGCGCCTTTCGGTCTTGGAGCGCCTGGCCGAAAGCCTGCGCGACGCTGACACGCCGATGGACGAGAACTCGGCCGAGATGGAGCAGCTCCGGGTCCTGATGCAGGACCTCCAGACGCAGATCGAGTTCGTGGTCCGCGAGGGGTTAATTTTTGACTATCCCAGCTCCACGCAGATCATCCCGGACCCGAAGTGCATCCGCCTCAGAGAGTTTCTCGGCGCCGACTGGGTGGCGCAGGAGTTCATCCTCTCCAAGGACGAGGTCAAGGAGATTTACGGAGTCGATCTCGGCGACAAGTATACAGCGTATGCCCGGCCCGACGGAGGTAAAAGTCTCGATCAGCGCGTGCACGAGATCATGGCCGGCTCCGGTAAAGGGCTCGGCAAGACGGAAAAAGAAGCGGCCTGCGTCTGGGAGATCTATTCGCGGCGCGACGGGCTCGTATACGTCGTCTGCTCCGGGTACTGCGACTTCCTTCGCGAGCCCCAATCCCCGGATGTCCAGCTTGAGCGTTTTTACCCCTGGTTTGCCCTGACCTTCAACGAGGTTGAAAACGAAGATCATATTTTCCCTCCATCCGATGTGAGCCTGATGCGGGCTCAGCAGATGGAATACAATCGGGCGAGGCAAGGGCTCAGAGAGCATCGCGTCGCCGCCAGGCCCAAGACCCTGGTGTCAGCGGGGGTGCTGGACGAGGAAGACACGGCCAAACTGGAGAACCACGTCAATAACGCGGTGATCGAACTGAATGGCCTTCAGCCAGGCCAGGACGTGAAGACCGTGCTCCAGGCGTGGGCCGGTCCCGGCATCGACCCGAACCTCTACGAGATCAACCCGATCTGGGAGGACGTGCTCAGAACCACGGGGATCTCCGAAGCCAATGCTGGGATGAGTTCTCAGGGCACCGCCACCGAGAGCCAGATCGCCGAGGCGTCGCGCCAGACCTCGATGGGCTCGAACATCGACGATCTCGATGATCTGCTGACACAGGTTGCCCGAGCCGGAGGCCAGATCCTCTTGAAGGAGGTGTCACAGGACACCGTCAAGCGTGTGATCGGCCCCGGCGCGGTCTGGCCCGAACTCTCGCGCCAACAGATCGCCGAGGAGATCTGGCTGGAGATCGAGGCGGGTTCGACGGGCCGCCCCAACCAGGCCCAGGAGATCGCCAATATGGAGCGGCTGGCCCCTCTCCTGTTCCAGCTTCCGAACATCGACCCGGAGTTCCTGGCCCGAGAACTCCTCCGGCGCCTGGACGACCGGCTCGATCTGACCCTCGCCTTCAAGAGTATGCTTCCGTCGATTGTCGCCATGAACGCCGCCAAGCCGTCGGTGCCAGGAGCTGGGCCGGTGGCAGGTGCCGCTCAGGGTCCGGCGGGGATGTCGAACGCCCCTGGGCTTCCGGGCCAGGCCGGTTCGCCCCCGCCGGATCAGGTCGGGATGCTGGCCGGCGCCCCGCCACCTACGGGACCGATGCAGTAACCGTCTGGACGAACAATAGCTTTCGTGTCAGACCAGCACTTGACACGCTAAAACGTACAGGAAACACGACGTGGCAGACGGCGAGGGCGGCGAAGGCGCTGCCCCCAACGGCGTAGACAGCGGCTCGGGGCCTGCCCCCGATGCGGCTCCGCCGTCACCGGCTCCGTCTACTCCCAGCACGACCCCTTCTTCTACGGACGCCACGAACGCGCCTTCGTCCAGCGCACCGGCTGAAAGCAAGGAAACCTTGCTTGACGCGGTCCTCAAGGCGGTGCCCCCGAAGGGCGAGGACCCCGACAAGCTTGTGCTTCCTGGCGAGGCTCCGCCAGCCTCAGGCACGGGTCCGGATGGACCTTCCGAATCAACCTCTCCTGATGACCTTCCGGCCGATCCGACGCCGGAAGAGATGGCGCGCTATTCGTCGAAGACCCGCGAGCGTGTGAAGCTGCTGCTCAAGCAGCGCAACGAGGCTTCACAGCAGGCTCAAGCTCTTCAGAGCGAGGCCGAACTCTCCCGGGGCCTGCGGCAGTATCTGACCGAAGTCGACATCGGCAAGGAGGATTTCTCCCTGCTGATGGATCTCGGCGCAGCTTTACGCCGGGGCGACTTCAAGACGTTCTATGCCGGTGTCAAACCCTATGTGGATCTGGCCGAGGAAGCCCTCGGGCTCCAAATCCCGCCTGACGTAGCCCGCTACGTTCAGGAAGGACACATGACGACGGAGGCCGCGAAGCGCTACGCGCAAGAGCGGCTCAACCGGCAGATGGCGGAAAGCCAGGCGCAACGCGCCCGGGCAACGCACGAACAGGCACAAGCGCAGCGTCAGCAGGAAGCCCTCGGCAACACGGTGCGGGATACGATCTCGCAGTGGGAGAACGAGGTTCGGAAAGTCGATCCGGATTACGGCCATAAGCAGGACCTGATGAAGGACATGCTCTGGTCGGTGGTCCGCGAGATGGGGGAGCCTCAGAACCCCCAGCACGCGATCCAGATCGCCAATGAAGCCTACAGGCGGGTGAACACCCAAGTCGCGCGTTTTCGCCCTCAGCCTCGGCCCACCCAGGCCAGTCCTTCCTCGGTTCATCGTGCAACGGGCGTGACGCCTGAGCCGAAGAGCCTCATGGAAGCAGCCATGATCGGTTTGGAGAGGTCACGCCATAGGGCCTGAAAGGGCTGAGCTATGGCTTTTACCGCTAACGAAATCGCCAGCGTCGCCAATGCGTCGACGGATTTTTACTTCAATCGGGGTGAGACCTTTAAGCAGAGCGTCCAGCAGCGGCCTCTGCTCTCCATCATGGAAGGCACCAAGAAAACCTTCCCGGGTGGCAAGGGCAATATCTCGATTGGTGTCAAAGGCGTGTCAGGGGATGGCTCCGGGAACGACGTTCTCAAGGGCTACACCCACAATGACCTGGTGAACTTCTTCACGCCGGCCAACATCAAGCGGGCCAATTATCCCTGGCGCGAGCATCACCTGGGTCTGACGCTGACCCATACCGAACTGAAGATCGACGGGATCTCGGTCGTCGACACCAACGGCGAGCGCACGACGGAGCACTCGAAGCGGGACATGACCGTCCTGGTCGGCTTGCTCGAAGACAAGCTCTACGAGCTGGGCGAGCAATACGCGATCTCGATGAACAACCTGCTCTGGGGCGACGGCACCGCCGATCCGAAGGCGATTGCCGGCATCCAGAGCATCGTCACGGTCGACCCCTCCGTCGGGGTCGTCGGCGGCATCGACCGGGCGACCAATCCGTGGTGGCGCAACCGCGCCCGGACGGCGGCCTTCGGCGCCAAGGTCACGGGCACGCCGGCCCTCGCGGCCTGGGGTGGCGACAAGATCACGGCGGCGGCGACCAATGGCGGCGCGCTGATCACCGTGCTCCAGAACGACTACCGCCAGATGGTCAGGTACGGGGGCAAGCCGAACAAGTTCCTGGCCGGAAGCGACTTCCTCCAGGCGCTGGAAATGGAGTTCCGGGCCAACGGCTACTATACGAATTCCGGCTTCGCGAGCGGTGCCGATGTGAGCGTCGGCGCTATGCGGGTGCCCGGCGGTGCCACGGTCGAATACGACCCGACCCTGGACAGCCTCGGCAAGTCCAAATTCGCCTACTGGTTCGATAGCCGCCGGCTGTTCCTGGAGGCCATGGAAGATGAATGGCGCAAGGAGCACACCCCCGCGCGTCCGGCCAACCAGTTCGTGCTCTACAGGTCGATCACGTCGACGGGCCAGCTCGTCGCGACCCAGAACAACTGCCACGAGGTCCTTGAGATCGCGTGACGTGTTGTCGGGCGCGGGCGGGTGAAGGCGAGAGCACCCGTCCGCGTCTTGTTACCTCTCGCAACTCTCGTGGAGGATCTCTCGTGACGATTTTCTGGGATAAGACCGGACCGTTGATCAAGTACGACGGCAAGCTTCTCGTGGTCGAGGATCTAAACCCCGACCAGCGGATGCAGTGGCGCATGAGCCGGTGGGAGATGATCCGCACCGGGCTGCGCTTCATGCTCGCTGCGCGTCTTTAAGGAGATCCACGATGCATATCTGCACGGCCTACATCATGCTCGGCGGCGACCACGGTTCGGTGGTCTATCGCGGCCCCGACAACCCGGTGTCATGGCCGGAGATCGGCGTGCTCCAGACCATCCATGGTCAGGACTGCGTGTTCAATATCGAGGTGATCGACGAGCTAGTCCGGCACCGGGCAGCCGAAAAGCTCAGGCTCCAGCGCATCTACGGCGACGGCATCGTCGAGGCGATCTATCCCGGCCGTTCGGCCGCCATCGAGATGCAGGTGCCGGGATACGAGCCGAAGAAGCGCGGCCGCAAGGCAACGACCCCTCGCGACCCCGATGCCGACGAGTTCGAGCCGGAGACCTCGGCGGAATACGCTGACACCGATCTGGTCCTCTCCGGTACGCCAGGCCGTCCCGGTCAGCCGGTCGAGCCCCCGATCCCGATCCCGGAGCCCGAGCCCGAAGGCGATCCCGACGACGACAACCTGGCCCAGGCCAATTTCGAAGCCGTGGCCGCCTCGAAGACCAAACCCCCGCGCAACAGGACCACAGGCCCCAAAGGGGTCCTGGTCACGTCCACCGGCGACCGCATTCCGCTCGGTAAAGAGACGCTCTGATGGCTTTCGGGACCTCGCTGCTCAACCTGCGCAACAAGCTGCGGGCCGAGGTCTCGCAGAGCCTCAACACGGCCCAGGGCGTCAACGCCCAGGGTCAATACGACATGGCCCTCGACCGAACCCAGAAGGAACTCTGGGAGAGCTACGAGTGGCCGCATCTGACCTATTACAGCAACCTCGCCTTGCAGAACGGCCAGCAGCTTTACGCCTATCCGGTCGACATGCCGTTCGATTACATCGTCAAGGCGTATGTGCTGACCGGCAGCGTCGATTGGGTGCCGATGTCGTTCGGCATCGGCCTGGAGGACTACGCCCAATATGGGGGCGAGGCCGGGCGCTCCTGGCCGCCGCAAAAGTGGGCCAACCGACCCACCGTGTCAGGCGGTGTCACCGACCCCATCGGCAGGCTCGAAATCTGGCCGGTCCCCAACAAGAACGGGTCCCTCCGCTTCAAGGGCCAGGCGCCGTGCAACCCCCTGGTTTCCGACAGCGACAAGGCGGTCCTCGACGACGTGCTGATCACGCTCTTCGCGGCGGCCGAGATCCTGGCCGCGCAAAAGTCCGAAGTCGCCCCGCTGAAGCTCACCAAGGCGAACCAGTTCCTGCGCCGGCACTTTGCCAATCTGGGCGGCGGCAAGCGCCGGACTATCGCTCTGGGCGGCGTCGGCTCGATGCCGGGCGTGCCCGGCGGAACCCCTTATATCGACTATATCCCGATGACGACTGGGCATTAATCTATGCCCACGCAGTCTACATACTACGAAATTAAAGACTTCATCGCAGGCATGGACCTGCGAAAGAGTCCCATCACGGCGCCGGCAGGTACGCTGCGCACGCTGACCAATGCCCATGTCACCGCCGGCGGCGAGATCGAAAAGCGCGGCGCCTTCGTGCATCGCGGCAATGCCGCGCCAAACTCGTTCGGCCTCGTCTCGATCAGCGGGCTGCTCTATACGCTGACTTCGAATGGCGCCTATGCCGAGGCCGGCCCCATCGACATGAGCGGCGGGCCGATTGTCATCGGCAACATCGCGCTGCCCACCTCGCCGCCGCTGACCGATCTGTTCGATTGGGACATCTATGGCGGCCGGCTTTATGTGACGACCAACTCGGCCATCAGCAACTACCACTACTTCCAGGACCCCGGCGGCCCTTCGGCGCCGATGGTCTGGATCGACAACACCGAAACGGCACCGTACGGGGCCAATCCGGCCTTCGCCAGCGCGTTCCGGACCTACAAGACCAAGATCCATTCCGTCTGGGCCAACACGCTGCGCTTCTCGGCGGCCGGCCATCCGGAATGGTGGGGCGCCGACAAACCCGAGCAGACACCCGATCCCCTGGTCGGCGCGGGCTATATCATCCTCGACCAGGAAGACAGCGAGATGCAGAGTCTCACTGGCCTGGAGGTCTATTACGACAAGCTGGCGGTGTTTTCGAACAAGGCGTGCCAGCTCTGGGCGATCAGCCACGACAGCACCCAGAACCAGTTGCTCCAGACGCTCAGACAATGCGGCACCATCGCGCCGCAGAGCATCCGGCAATACGGGTCCGGGGACGTGCTGTTCCTGGGCTCGGACGGCATCCGCTCGCTGAAGGCCCGCGAGCAACTGGTGTCAGCGGCGGTCTCGGATATCGGCTCGCCCATCGACCCTCTGATCCGCGATCTCTACATGACCATGGGCCCGGCCTGGATGTCTCAGGCCGTCGCCACCCTCCAGCCCTATACGGGCCGCTACTGGATGGTGTTTCCTGATAGAATTTTTGTTCTATCTAACTTTCCCAGCCCGAAGGTCTCCGCCTGGAGCGTCTACACGCTGCCGTTCACGGTGACGGATGTCTGCGAAGCGGGCCAGGGCGGGGTGTTCCTGCGCACCAGCGACCACCGGATCTTCCAGTACGGCGCCATCGAGCCGCAGCAGTTCGACGCGACCACCCAGGTGGAGATCTCGACCCCTTTCCTGGGGATGGAGCGCCCGGCGACCTTCAAGCAGTTCAAGGCCATCGACGTGGCCTGTACGGGCGCCTGGGATGTCTACGCGGCGCTCAACCCCGGCAATCTGGAGGCCGAAGACTTTCTCGGGACGGTCACGGGGCCGACCTTCCTCGAAGGGCAGTTTCCGATGATGGGCCATTCGACCCACATCTCGCTGCGCTTCCGGCATGTGGGTGCCGGCCCGGCGACCCTTGCCTCATGCATGATCCACTACGACCGGGCCGAAACCACGTGAGCATCGTCAAGACCGGACTGGCCTTCGATCCCTTGCGCTACGTGCTCCAGCGGCTGCGGCCCCTCGACCACAAAGAGCTGTTCGCGACCCGCGCCCACGACAGCCCGGAGCTGGCGACGGACGAGATCATGCGCGCCTGCGGACCCTTCGGCACCCTCTTCTGGCATGACACCGAACCAGTGTCAGCGCTGGGGTTCTTTCCGATGTGGCCTGGCGTCGTCTCCGTCTGGGCCTTCGGCTCGCATCGCTGGAGCCTCGTGGTCCAGGCCATGACCCGGCACGTCATCAACGAATTGGGGCCGGATCTTCTGATACGCGGCGTCCACCGGGCCGAGTGCCGCGCGCTCACCGAACGCAAAGACAGCGACCGCTGGCTGCGCGTGCTCGGCGGCCGGGTCGAAGGCATCCTGAAAGACTTTGGCCGTAACCGAGAGGACTTTACGCTTTATGCCTGGTCAGACCGCCATGTTGGCGCCCGAGGCCAGCCCGTCCACTGATCGACGGCGGGCCTTGGCGAGCATCCCCGGCGTGCAGCGGCACGTCCGCCTGCGCATGGCCGTGCCCGAAGACGTGCCGGAACTGACACGGATTTTCACCGGCTACTACAAGTCCTCGGACTGGCCGAATTTCATCAAATTCGACGAAGAGCGTTGCGCCGACTATCTGGAGAACGTCATCGCGATCCCGATTGTCCCGCACATGCTGGCGGAGACGCGGAAGGCGCCTGCCGAGATCGTCGGGGTCCTGTCCTACGAGCTGCTCCACGACTTCTCAGAGAAGCCCATCGCCACCGGGCATACCCTTTGGGTGCAAAAAGACTATCATCGGACGGCGCTCGCCCGCCTCCTCATTGACACCTTCCTCGATCTCGCCCGGATCGACGGTGCCAGCGTCATCCACCTACCGGTCATGAGCAATCTGCCGGAAGCCCGCTCCCTGAAGAACCTCCTGCGCAAGAAGGGCTTCGCCGAGATGGGCTATGTCATGCGGAAGGGACTGTAACCATGGGTGGAAAAGGCGGCGGCGGCGGCTCGTCCAACAACATGGCGATCCAGATGCAGATGCAGGCGGCGCAGGAAGCCCGCATGAAGGAGTGGCAGCGCGAACAGCGTCTGCGCCAGGGCGAAGCCTCGATCAACGCCGAGTACGACAACCCGGAGAAATTCCAGGCCCTCTACGACAAGTACGAGACCGGTCAGCGCGATTTCTACATGCCGGAACTCCAGAAGCAGTACGGGGACGCCCGCAAGAAGGCTTTCCTCGCGCACGCCGGCGCCGGCACGCTCTGGTCCTCGATGCGCGGTGACACCGAAGCCGACATCGCCAGCCAGAACGCCCTCAACAAGGGCCAGATCGAAAGCCAGATCCAAGACTCTGTAGGTGGTCTCCGGCGCCAGGTCGCCTCTGACAAGAGTTCGCTGATCAATCAGCTCTACGCGACCGAGAACCCGGAGATGGCCGCCAATGAGGCCCTCTCCCGTGTCAGGACCATCTCGCAGCAGACGCCGCCGCTGTCCCCCATGGGGGACCTCTTTAAGACTGCCGCCATCGGTCTCGGAAACGCGTTCAGCAATGCCAACAATCCCTACAACAAAGTCACCAATCCCGGCATCGGCAGAGTCAGTTCTGGCCTGACCCGCTACGGCTAGCCTTGGGAGGCTGATATTTGCGATCCGCTCAGTTTAGTCCTTGGAGGACTTTCCGCCGCCGCTTCGATGGCTTCGTCGAGCGTGCAGGCCAGTGCCATCCGCAAACAGGAAGACGCCAACAACCAGTGGATGATGATGCAGCAGCAGCAGCGCCGCCAGGAGCAGGCGCGCCAGGAGCAACTGCGCGAACAGGCCGAGAGCGCCCGGGCGGCGACGGTGCAGGATATGACCGCCGAGAACCAGATGACGGCCCAGAGCGCCGAACAGGCTCGGCTTCAAGAGAAGCTCGGCGGCAACGAACCGGCCCCCGATCCGAACGCCGCCGCCGCTCAGACCAGCGCCAACGACGCCTTGCTCTCGGGCAAGGCCATGGGCGGCACGGAGTTCAACGCCGACATGGGGGCGAGGATCTCCAAGGCCACGGCCGACGCCCGGTCCCGGATCAGGGCCTTGGCTCAGGTCCAGTCGTTTGGGGGCACCTCGGGCGGATTGCAGACCCGCAACGCGCTTGAACTCAACGAAGGCGAGCAGGGGATCAATCTCGCCAACAACCTGCGCCAGGGATCGCTCTCCGCGTTTGGGGCGGTCCAGAACATCGAGCCGCCGATCATGAAGCCGGTCTCGAACCCCTGGGGCGGGATCGCCTCCGCCCTCGGCGGCATGACCGGCAAATTCGGAAAGGCGTGAGCGATGCCGACCTTAGTCGTTAACGATCCGGGGATTGGCGAGGGCCTCGGCCATCTGATGGGCGGCCTTGCAGCCGGCAACGACCCGGAGAAGCGCGCCCGGGCGATGGCGCTTCAGGCCCAGATCGACCAGCACAATCTCAAGTCGCGCCAAATCCAAATGGAGAACGAGAGCTTCGCCCAGCAGCGCAAGATCCAGGACGAGACCGCCAACACGCTCGCCGGGCAACTGACACCGGACATGCTGTCCAAGCGGCTGCCGCAGACGATCATCCCGGGACAGGAGACTCTTCGCCAACCCTTCGGAGAAGGTTTCCAGGGACCTCTTCCGGCATCCCCGGTGCGCAATCCGCAACTCGACGAAGTGGCCCGGAGGTCCCCGGCGGCGCAGCAGATCGCGCGCTTCGTGATCTCGCGCGGCGGCACCCCTCAACAGGCCGTGGACGCCGCTTACAAAGCCCTGGAGCTGGGCGGCATTTATGGCGCCGGGGCGCTGCCCGCGACCGAGGGTGCCGCCCGGACCTCGCAGACCTTGCTTACGGGGCAGATCCCGGACGCCAAGACGCCTCTGACCGAGCAGCAGCGCCGTGTCATGGACACCGAAGCGCGGGCGCAGGCGGCAGCGCTGGAAGCCCAGCGCCAGGCCGGCGCGTTCTCGCGCAACGAAGCCGACAACGTGCGTGCGCTCGAAGCGACCCGCATCCAGCAGGCGGGCGCACTGGATCGCGTCTACGCGACGCCGCGCTTCGCTCCGGAAAACTCGACCCCGTTTGCGACCCCCGAACAGCGGAGCCGTTGGGGCCTCGATCCCACCGGGGCGATCCCGGTGCAGCGTTCGGCGGGCAAGGGCGAGACGGTGGAGACTCCCGGTCGGGGGACGCTCTACGGCCAGGGCGCCGGGCCGCCGGACCCCAACGCACCTACGACCGAACCAATCCTTGGTAGCGGCAAGGGCTTCGATCAGGAGGCTAACCGCACGGTACTGAGGCTCTTGGCTCTGGAAGAGAAAGCCCCCGGTACGCTGACACGCCCGCAACTGCGCGAGTATGCCGCCGCCTACAAGAAAGCTGTCGAGGACTCGACGTGGCAGGCGATTGAGGTCGACGACCCCACCCGCCCGGGGCAGACGATCAAGAAATGGGAGCAGCGACCGGGCGGCGCGGCGCCGCTTGGTTTCATGTCGCCACAGGAGCTTTGGGCCAAGTACGGTCTGGGACCGGCCCCGGAGGCAAGTCCGTCAAGCACGCCCCGAGGAGGTCCTGCCGGAGGCCAGGCGTCGGTGACACCGCCAGTATCCGCCAGCACCGTCGCGGCAACCGCTGTGCCTCCAGCTCAAGCGCAGGCGTCCACGCCGCAAGGCGGCCCCGGCAATGTCATCGGCACGGTCGGCGCTGACAAGGGCGCCCCCGAGCACATGGCGAACAGCTACACCTACACCAAGCAGGCTGAGGACGCGGTCCGGAACATCGACCGTATTCTGGCGGAAAACCCGACCTGGCAGCCGAGCTTTTCGGCCGGTGTCATGGGTGCGGCGGCGACCGCCGGCGGCCAGGCCAACCAAAGCCCCATGGGGGCGATGGTCGACCAGCTCAGCAAGCAGATCATCGGCGGCGTCAACACCTCCATCAACCCCATCGACGCCCAGATCCAGAGCCACGAGCGCTCGCTCTTGGTCGCCATCCTGCGCGATGACACCGGCGCCGCCATCGCGCCGAGCGAGTTCGGCTACTACCGCGACATGCTGGTGCCGAGCTGGAACGACAGCCCGACGGTGCGTCAGGAGAAGCGCGAGCGCGTCCACAACATGGTCGTCGCCCGGCAGAAGGGCCGCCGGTTGACCGAGATCATGTCTGACGTGGGCCTGCCGGCGCCCGATCCGAGCAAGATTGTTCGCGGCAATCCTGGCGAGCAAGCGCCGGCAGCGAGTGCCGGTCAGGCCGTCAGGGTAGCGCCCTCGTCAGAGCCGGCCGCGACCCCGCCGCCATCGCCGCAGTCACCGCCGACCAATCCATCCTCGCCGCAGATCCCGGAGGGAGCCCCCGTCGGCACCCGCTCCGGTGAGTGGTTCTTCAACCCGAGGACCCGCCGGAGGGAGCGTGCACCATGAGCGACAAGGAAGAGACCGTCGTTCTCCCTAACGGCACGCGCAAGACGTTTCCGGCTGGCACCTCGGATGCGTATATCGATAACTGGACGGAGCGGGCCTACAACCGGATCGAGAGCCAACAAAAGAGCTGGGCCGACCGCAGCCCGGCCGACTTCGCCCGTGTCATGGCCGGGCGTGGGTCGCTGATTGGCAACGTCACCGACTTCATGAGCGAACCGCTCCGGTATCCTGAAGGGATGCCGTTGTTGGGCGGTAAAGACGTGGTGCCGGATGTGATCGGGCGCGGCGCGCTTTCACGTCCGCTTCCCGTCGCCCTTGGCGATCTCGCCACAGCGGCCACGAACATCGGCACCGGCAAGCTCAACGAGGCGGCCGGAACTGAGATCCCACGCCTGACACCGCCCAGCACCGCCATCGGCGATCTGATTGGCGTCAAACCCCAAGCCGCCGATGCTGGCTACCTGGAGCGCATTCTCGAAGCTTTAGTTGGCGTCGCCAAAAACCCGTTGACCGCTGCCGGCCACTCGGCGCCAGGCACGGCGGCCGGGGTGGCTTCTAGCGCCGTTCCCTATGGGCAACGCATGGGCAGGCCCGGTGATGTGATCGACCGGGTGATGGAAAACATCTCGCCGGAAGTCCGGCGCCTGGCCGCGACCCGGATCTCCGGAGCCGCCGGACGTGGTGGCGCGGCCGTCGGCGGCGTGCTCGGCGGCGATGTCGGCCAATACTATGGCGGCGACCTTGGTGCCCTACTCGGCTCGATGACGGGCAGCATGGTGCCCGGCGCCGCAGGCGCGGCGCTGCGGATGCCGGTCCAAAACCACTATTCCAAACCTGGCGACCAGAGCGAGCGCGCCCTCCAGGTCCAGGAAGAACTGGGCATGACACCGACGCCGGGCGCCACCGGCAACGCCCGTGTCTCCTCGTTGCAGAGCACGGCGGCGCGGCTACCGGTGCCGTTCAATCCGGCGGCCAAGCGCCAGGACCAGGCCATGCAGCAATACCGGGACGCCGGCATGGAGACGCTGAACCAGATCTATGACCAGGGTCCTGTGATCCAGACACCGGATGTCACCGGCACACAGATGCGGTTCGCCTCTGACCGCGCCCGTGAAAACCTCGATGACTACTGGAATCGCGGCTACGCCATTGTTGGTGAAGGAGTGCCGCCTGAGACACGGGTCTGGCCGGGTCAGACCCGACAGGCCGTGGGGGACATCCGGACTCCGGGCAGCGGCGAAAGTGAAGCCACCCGGCGGTTGGTTGAAGGAGCTAACAGGGAGAACGTGACTCCCAGCATCGTACCCGGCTTCCATCCTGATCCGACCAGACAGGACGTGATAGCCGGGCTGCCCTACGCCGACGCACGGCCCTCCGGCACCGACCTGTTTCACTCGCAGGAGAGAGCCAATCCTACCGCCGGGGGCGCTATCAACATCATGCGTCGAGCCTTCGCCGGTGACACCGCCGACATGCTCCTTAACGATCCCTGGATGTTGGAGCGGTTCCCCGACCCCGCCGACCGCATCGCCAAAGCCGAACGCCTGCAAGTGCTGGCGCGCGAATACGCTCAGGAAAAAGCCAGAACCCGCGTTGACACCACGGCGGGACCGACGTTCCGGCCCGGGCAGGGCGGGGACACCGGCCTCGACATTACGCAGATGGACCCCGGCTCGATGCCCCCCGGTGCGACGGAGCTTCCAGGCGGCGGCTCCTACCGGGTGCTGGATGAGATCGACGCCACCAAGACCGGCCCGAGCGCCTTTACCACCGGCAAAAGACCCGAAAGCATGGCGGTGCTTCAGCGCAACGACCAGGCGGGCTATCCGATCATCGCCCGCAACGTCATCGGCAATATGTGGCAGGACCCCACCAGCCAGACCGGCGAGATCGGCCCGATCCAAACCGCCAATAGCTGGATGCCGAACACCAAAGGCGGCATCAGCGAGAACGCGAAGGGCATCCTCGCCAACGACGACGGTCAGGTGGTGGCACGGGGCAATCTCTTGGCCGAAGGCGGCAACCTGCTGCGCGAACAGATCGCCGCCGACAAAGGCTCCAGGACCATGCCGATGATGGCGACAGCCATGCTGCCGCTCACAGCGGTGACTTCGCCTGGCTTCGGTCTCCCAGCCTTGGGTGCCGCCTATCTTGGGGCGAATGCCGCATCGGGCGAGACCTTCGCGAGATACCTCGCGCGGACAGCTCCGCAACAGGCTGAGCTGCTGGCCCGCAAGGGCGTCGACAGCGCCATGATCGCGTCAGGCCAAATGGCTGACGACGAGGCGATGGCGATGCGCGCTCCCGTCAATCCCGTCGAGGGAGGCGCGGCGGCCTACAATCAGGCGTCCGGTATCGCGCGGGGCGCCTACGATAAGCTGCCACGTGGCACCTTCTGGATGCCGCCCGTCCTACTAGACCAACTGTATGGACCCTAAATGGCCCGCGTCTTTGCCCCCGACGACCAGGAAGACGACGACTTCCTCCAGCAGCTCCTGAAGTCGCGGGTCAAGCGCAATCCGCAGCTCCAGCGCCAGGTGCTTCAGTTGGTGGGCGGCGCCCCCGAAGACCCCCCGCTGCCACCTCCGAGGCCCCAGGCGCTCACAGGGTTAATCCGTTCTGAGAAACCCACGCCAGCGCCCTCCAGCGGCCCGCCCGTGCCATCGCTGACACCGGGGGCATCCACGGGCTCCAGCCGGGGTGGAGGTGCTGTCACGGGCTCCAAAGCCGAAGTCGCGGCCGCCTTCGACCGAGGAATGCAACGCGCTGGATTAGGCCCCGCCCAGCGAGCGGCCGGCCTCGGCTCGGCCCAGACCGAAAGTTCGTTCAACCCCAAAGCCTGGAACCCCAAAGAGGGCGCCGGGGGGATGATCCAGTGGCGGGCCAACCGGCTCAGCGCCCTCCAGAAGTTCGCCGCGTCCAAAGGCGAGACTGGCGTCGGCTCCCCTGAAACGCAGGGCGAGTTCTTCGGGCTGGAGGCCCAGGGCAAAACCAAGCATCTGGGATCGGATGAGAGCCGGGGCTCACGCGCCTTTCTGGCTGCCACCGATCCGGTCCAGGCGAGCCAGGCCCTCAAGAGCAACATCCGCTGGGGCCTGGAAGGTGGGAGACATGAAAATTCCCGCGCCTGGAGCACCAGGCTGCCTAGCGCTGGCCCATCGGCTCCGGCATCATCGCCGCCTGCTGCCGCGTCCCCCGCGGTAACAGCGCCCGGGCCCCAGGCCGAAGCTCAGCCCTCCAGCCGGGACGGCCGGGTCCGGGCGGCTGCCGACCCTAATCTTATCAGTGGTGGGCAAGGGACCGAGGTCCTCGCCGGGGGTGCTGGCCGTGACACGCTCCGGCCCCCGGCCTTCAGGACCGAGCAGGCCGGCACTGGCGCAAGTCCGCGTCCTGCGTCTGGATCACCGCTGTCGCCGGCCAATCTCGCGACGATAGACCAGGCTCTCGCCGGCACTGGCCCGATGGGGTCTTTGTTCAAAGGCTTGGAAGGCGCCAGGCTTACCGCCGGGGAAGGCTTCTCATACGAGCCTCCCGGCCAACCACCAGGTGGGGCAGCGCCGCTGCCGCCTCCACGGCCCCAGTCCTTCAGGACCGAGCAGATCGGCGGAGGGCAAGGGAAC